AGCATTACAGTCAATTACTGAAAACGCTACGATAGACGATGTGATTGCCATGACTGCACAAATGTTGCAGAGCATCAATGAAAACAGCACGCTTGATGACCTCAGAGCTATAACAGCCCAGTTCAATGTTAGCCGTACAGAGAATATGACCAGTGCGGATGCAGCGACCATCTTGGCGCAGTTCGTACAAAGCCCTGTTGAAAACATGACGATGGCAGAAGCCCAGACAATTATTTCTGTGTTCACGTTTGCCATTATTGAGAATTTGGATGTTGCTGACGTCCTTGCTGCCTCGGCTACCTTTTTGCAATCCATCACGGAAAACGCAGGTATGGCTGATTCCGCTGGTGTTCAGGCGGCGTTTGCTACAGCAATTAATGAAACATTTTCAATGCTTGATGACCAATTCCCAAGGGGCTGGTTCTTAATAGATGACAATCAGACGCCAAACTGGCAGAATATCAATAACTCGCAATCTGTAACATGGGCTGAAATTAACAATGCTGGCCCAAATAACTGGGTGCAAATTAACAACGACCAAGGATAATTATGTCAACGTATTCAACAACTTTACGTTTAGAACTCATCGGTGCTGGTGAGCAAGACGGTGTTTGGGGTGAAACCACCAACAATAACTTAGGTGATTTGATTGAAGCCGCAATCACTAATGCGGTAAACATTACCTTTGCAAACACTCAATACACCTTATCAGCCAACAACGGCTTGCCAGACGAAGCCCGTAATGCGGTGTTAAACCTTATTGGATCAAACACAGGCGCACAAAACCTGATTGCTCCAGCGGTTGACAAAACGTATATCGTCAAGAACGCCACAGGTGCAGCAGTCACAATTAAGACTTCAAGCGGTTCTGGTGTAGCAATAGCCACAGGCACAACTCGTATTGTATGGTGTGATGGTACAGACTTTTTTACAGCGGCGGCTTCAACGGTTATTGCTACAACCGCCCCAATCAATTCATCAACTACTGGTGATACGGTTACCATTTCAATGGATAACAGTGGTGTTAATGCTGGTTCATACACCTCGCCAAACATAACTGTTGATGTAAAAGGGCGGGTTACTACAGCTTCTAGCGTAACACTTGGCACCATGTCATCTCAGAACGCCAATGCAGTAGCAATTACTGGGGGTAATGCTACACTTACTAACGTTACGGCAACTACAGTTCTTTTAGCTAATAACTGGGCTGTAACCGTATCTAGCGGCAAATTGGTATTCCAAGTATCAGGCGTTACAAAAGGTTCTTTAGATAGCTCAGGAAACTTTATTGTGACAGGCAACGTAACCGCATACGGAACTCCTTAATATGGCGCTTCCTTCATCTGGGGCAATTAGTTTAGGGGATATCCAAACAGAGTTTGGTGGGTCTAACCCGATTGCATTGTCTGAGTACTACCAAGGTGGAAGCATCATTGGGGCGGGTGTTTACCCAAATACAATCCCAGCTTCTGGGGTTATTCAGTTAGATGACTTTTATAGCACCAAGGCAATCCATGCTTACGCAGGTGCAAGTTCACCAACCTATACATATAATGCTTGTATGGGCTACAGCATTGACTACTTTAGAAACAACCAACTAACAGTAACCGTTGGGTATTGGGGAAACGGCAATACAAGCTCTTGGACTCAACTGCAATTTAAAACAACTTCAACGCAAACGGCAAACTTTAGAGAAATAGCGCAATTTACTTTAACAGCAGCTAATGCAAACGTAGTTCAGTATGGAACAATTGCGTCAGGCAATATGCTTTACTACAGCGCACAAATTTTTAGTAATCCTGTATTGGCATATGGAAACAACGTTAATACATCAGGTGGGTCATCTGGCGCACCAGGTGCAGCTTGGATGGCAGCTGCTAGTTGGGATGGTGTAAACACTGTTTATATTTACTTAAATCCAAGTCGTAACGGTACTGGCGATACAGGTACAACCATTTCAATGAGCAACATGGGATCTGCAATTAACTACTTAAACGGTGGCGCAGGTACTGGTGGAGCGCCAGCAACAGTAACTATTACAAGAACATAATGCACTATTTAATAGAACAGGCTAAAAATAACGAAGCCAAAGTTATTTACGACATGTTTAAAGCTACTGGTAAAACTGATGGTGAATGGGATACGCTTACTTTAAATAATGGCGGGTCTGCAAAAGCTATTTTGGCGGGCAATACTATAACTTTGACATATGTAGATGGAACTATTTCCACTTATACGGAGCAATAATGCGTAACTTAACAGCTCTCCTTGTTGGCTTACTGATCGGTGGATTTACTGCCACAACTATGGCTCAAGACACTACAATTAACTACAAAGGTCAGCCTCCAGCAGGTGCTATGGCACCAAGTATCTCTTCGTTCAGTCAAGATAACTGTTTGGTTGCAGTCTCTGGGGCTATTAGCTCTACAGTCATTGGATTTTCTGGTGGATCCTATATGATGGACGAAGATTGCTCAAGACGTAAGTGGGCAACCTTTTTATCTAACAATGGTCTTAAAGTTGCTGCTGTAGCTATTGCCTGTTCTGCAAGACAAGAAAACTGGGATGCCATGATGATGTCAGGCACGCCTTGTCCGATTGATGGTCTCGTGGGTGATGCTGCCCGTAACGAGTGGATTAAACGTTACCCTGAAAAGTTTAAGAAATTATATGGCTCGGTTCCTCCTCTCGTTGATCTTGCTGTTAACCCTACTAAGGAGTGAGTATGTTCAAGCGGCTTGTTATGCTGGTACGTGGTCTAATGGGGTGCCAGTCTACAGCACCCTCTTCGTTGACGGTGGAACAACCCTCGCCCAGTGCCAAGCGCTCGCGTGCCAGTACTACCCAAGCATCTCCCAAAGCTGTTCGCAACCCTGCCAGCAAGTCAGCGAAACGCAAACCCAAAACTGTCCAGTCAACTACAGCGGCCAAATCACGCAAACCCGCATCAAAACCTGCCCAGACAACCAGTGGCAAGCGTGGACGACCACGCAAAATACCTGCGTAGCTAACCCACCGACATGTCAAATATCAAGCCAACAACAAACACTCAGCTGCCAGACAGGCTATACGGGGAGCATTACCCAGACTCGTTCCTCGATGTGTCCAGACCCATACGGGAGTCCAACGTGGCAACCTTGGGTGACTACATCAGACACTTGCAAGAAGTCAATCAACAACCCGACCAATCCTGTGTCGCCTGTGTCGCCCCTGAATCCAAGTTCGACCACATCTGCCCCAACAATCCAATCCTCACCTGTAACTGCACCGACCCCAAATACTGTGCAGAACTCGGAAACGACCCCGACAACCAATACAGAGACCAAGACGGAGACAAAGACGGATTCGCAGACAACATCGACTACACAGGTATCCCCACCCCCAAAGGGAAAGGCGCAATCAGTGGTTGGCCTTGTGTTGTCGTTGGATCTGTTCCTCAAACCTGGGTTAGTACAACCGAACGTATTTCCAGAAGTGAGCATAGTGCAGGGCATACCGAACAACATACTGACGCAGGACTTAATAATGATGGACCTGTTACAACAAACGGGCTATAACCAACCATTTGATGCACCCGACTTAGGATTTGAACAATGAGTGATTTAGAGAAATTAGACCAAGTACAAGGCTTTGTAGATAAGTGGGTAACTTGGGCCAAACAGAACACAATGGTGGCTGGCTTTATCATTGCTGGCGTACCTGTTATTTTAGGTGCTGGCTACACAGGCATTACTAAGTTTAACGAAGTCAAAGAGATGTACGAAGGCTACAGCGACACCGCCTCATCTGCAGCAGCTGCAGAGCGCAAGGTTAAGATATTAGAAGAGAAGGTAGCTGACCAGCGTGAAGTCATTGCTAAGATGCAGGAACGCCTAGCCGAGGCATTGATGGCAGCTCGTGAAGCTAAGATTGTTGCAGAAAGCACACAGAAAGAACTACGCTCTGGCATGGCTGCACAAAAGGTTGAGCTGGATGTGACAAGTTCTACACTTCGCTCTGAGATGAACACACTAAAACGTGCAACAACTAACCGATTGGGGAACTAAATGTTATCGCTAATTTCAACACTAGGCGGCTTACTAATCTCAGGATTGCCAAACGTATTGGGTTTCTTTCAAGATAAGTCTGACAAGAAGCATGAACTAGACTTAGCTCAGATGCAGACCGAGCGCGAGATTCAGATGATGGAGCGTGGCTTTGTTGCTCAAGCCAAGGTAGAAGAAATCCGCACAGATCAAGTCATGATGCAGACTGATGCAGGTATGACCAAAGCAGCTTATGAGCATGATGCTAAGGTATTGGCTAGGGCAGCTCCGTGGTCTTCTACATTCGTGGCTACAGTTCGCCCGATGGTAACTTATTTGTTTGTTGCTGAGTTGTTCATTATTAACATTGGTATTGGTATCTATGTGTTTACCCACCCAGGCGTTATTACAAACATTGAAGACTTGTTAAAGATTTCTGATGAGATTTTTAGCCAAGATGAGATGGCTATGCTAGGCGGTATTATTGGTTACTGGTTCGGTTCACGTGGGTGGTCTAAAAAGTGAAAGTAAGCGAAAAGCTTATTGAGATGATTAAACATGACGAAGGGGTGAGAACCTCCCCTTACCAATGCCCTGCCCTGTTGTGGACCGTGGGCGTGGGCCATGTGATTGATCCTACCCATGCTAGAGTTAAGTTAGAAAACAGGAAGGCACTGCCCATTCCTGATGGTTGGAACCGTGTTTTAAGTATGGATGAAGTTAACGACATTCTTAAAAAAGACTTGGCACGCTTTGAGGCTGGCGTTCATCGTTTATGCCCAGGTGAGATGACACAAGGTCAGTTTGATGCTTTGGTTAGTTTTTCATTCAACGTTGGTCTTGGTAACTTGCAGAACAGCACCCTGCGCATGAAGCACAACCGAAAAGAATTTGGTGCTGCAGCAGAAGAGTTCTTGAAGTGGAACAAGGCTGGTGGTAAAGTGTTAAAAGGGCTAGATAAACGCCGCAGAGGCGAAAAAGCCTTATACGAATCTTAGGGTAAACCATGCCATTACAAAAGCTAGTATTTCGACCAGGCGTCAACAAAGAGAACACTAACTACTCTGGTGAGGGTGGTTGGTTTGAGTGTGACAAGATTCGCTTCCGTTCTGGCTTCCCTGAAAAACTTGGTGGCTGGACACGTTTTTCTAACGATCAGTTTCTAGGCACATGCCGTTCTTTAAATAACTGGACCTTATTAAACGGAGTAAGTCTTATTGGGGTTGGTACAAACTCTAAGATGTACTTGAATAAAGGTGGCGCTTATTACGACATCACGCCTGTTTATGACGTTACGGTCAATGCCTCTACAGCTACATCAGGTCCATTCTTTGCCTCAAACGGGAGTAACTCTGTTACTGTAGTGGATGCTACCTACAACCCAGAGGCAGGTGACTATGTTATCTTTTCAGGTGCTGCTAATCTATATAACACTAGCGGTAACGTATCTGCTGTTGTTTTAAATCAAGAGTATGAAGTAGCCTCGGTTGTTAACGCTACAGCGTACACCGTGATTATCCCTACAACAGCAACTGCCAATGACATCCGTCATGGTGGTAACTCAACCACAATCACTTACTTATTACCATCTGGTAATGACGTCTATACGATTGGTACAGGCTGGGGCGCTGGTCCTTGGTCACGCGGCACTTGGAGTTCTGGCTATACAACAGGTATTGGTTCACAGTTACGCCTATGGACTCAAGATAACTTTGGCGAAGACTTTATCTTTGCTCCTCGTGGTGGTGAGCTTTACTACTGGGATGCAAACGTGGGGGTTACTACTCGTGCTATTACTTTAGAAGCAGCTGCTAATGCCGCAACTTACTCAGGGCAATTTGTTCCAAACACAACCAATCAGGTTATTTCGTCCGCTGTGCAACGGTTTGTTATTTGCTTTGGTGCAAACCCTTACGACCCAACCGACCCAAACACAGCATTTGACCCGTTGTTGATTCGTTGGTCTGACCAAGAAAACCCATTTGATTGGGTTCCATCAGCGACTAATCAGTCTGGTGAACAACGCCTAACCATCGGCTCATCAATTATTCAAGCGGTCAATACTCGTCAAGAGATTGTCGTGTATACCGATGCTGCGGTTTACTCTATGCAGTATCTAGGCCCACCGTACGTATTTGGCTTCCAGCTCTTACAGGACAACATCTCAATCATAAGTCCGAGATCAGCCATTACAATTAACAACGTTACCTACTGGATGGGTAAAGATAAGTTCTTCTCATACTCTGGTCGTGTTGAAACATTACCATCTAGCTTGCGAACTTTCGTATTCCAAAACTTAAACAGAGACCAGTCTTGGCAAGTGTTTGCCGCCTCTAACGAACAGTACTCAGAGGTGTGGTGGTTCTACTGTTCTACCAATTCTTTGGTCGTGGATAGTTATGTGATTTACAACTATTTAGACCGTGTATGGTATTACGGTACATTAGGACGTACAGCATGGCTTGATTCTGGCACACAACAACACCCTATTGGGGCTGACTACAATCGCCGCTTACTTAACCATGAAGATGGTGTAGATGACGTTTCAGGACCATCCGCTGTAGCTATTAATTCTTACATTCAGTCATCTGACTTTGATATTGGTGATGGACATAACTTTGGCTTTGTATGGCGTATCTTGCCTGACATTACATTTAACAGCTCAACAACTGCTAATCCGTCAGGAACCATGGTGGTTAAACCAAGAACCAATGCTGGATCTGCTTACGGCGCTCCAAATGAACCAACGGTTACTCGTACTGTAGCCTTCCCAGTAGAACAGTTTACTGGTCAGGTCTATACCCGTATCCGTGGCAGACAGATGGCGTTCCGCATGGAGTCAACAAACTTAGGCGTTACATGGCAGTTAGGCAGCCCACGTATTGATATTCGCCCAGACGGACGTAGGTAATGGCTAATTTAATCCCACCAAAGGCCCCCAACCTCTTACTTGCCCCGCCAAGTGAGTATGAAGCACGGTATCACGAACAGCTTAACAACGCTTTGCGTTTGTACTTTAATACAATTGATAATGGATTAAGTGCTTTTTTTGGGTCACTAGGTGGTGGAAACATAAGCTTACCGTTTATTGAAGCATCTGACAGCACCACACAATATGCAGCCGCAACCAATACATCAACAATTGTAAAGTGGAATACAACGGCTTTAAATAACGGTTTTACATTAAACGTAGGCAATACAGCCACTGCACTGGTTTCTGGTATTTATAAGATTACTTACAGCCTACAGTTTGCCAATGATGACAACGCAATCCACAATGCTATTGTCTGGCTACGGGTTAACGGTTCAACCTCAGCAGCAGATGTACCCAATTCAACAACTACTTTTACCTTGCAAGCTCGTAAAAGCGCCTCTCTTCCAAACTTTGTTTGCGGATACTCCGAAGTCGTGTTTTCACTAAATGCTGGCGATACAGTTGGTTTATGGTGGGGTACAGACCAAGCAGCAACAGCTGGTGGCGTTGACGGGGTATACATATATTCTTTGGTAGCTCAAACAACTCCAATGGCATACCCAGCAACTCCGTCTTCCATTGGTTCAATAACGTTTGTATCGGCACTTTAATGATGATAAACTTCAACATAATTAACTCAGCGAGGCAAGAATGAGCCTACAAGCAACAGCTAACCTTTTACAACAGCAGGGTCGTGGCAACGACAAGATGCTTGTACACATGACTCCGCGTGAGGTTGCGGGCTTGGAAGCCATTGCCAGAGCCAAAGGTGGCTCATTAACCATCAACCCAAAGACTGGTCTTCCAGAAGCTGGGTTTTTAGATGACATATTACCGATTGCTGCATCTGCGGCATTGATGTACTTTGGTGGTCCTTTAGGCGCATCTATTGGTCAAAGTATGGGTTTATCTGGTGCTTTAGCTCAAGGCGTAGGCATGGGCTTATTAACTGGTGGCGCTACAACATTATTGACTGGCGACATAAATAAGGGTTTAAAGACAGGCTTGACCTCAGGTATTCTTTCTGGCGGTATGGCAGCTATGTCTGGTCCGTCAACCATTGATATGCCTACATCTAACGTAGACACATCTACCGCAGCCTTAGAATCAGTTAAGGCAGCACCACAAACCTGGGCTGATATGCCAAACGCATCAGAAGGATTTACGCCAGGTCAGCCATATAACGTTTATCCAAGCGACATAGCTGGTCCTCCAAAGTCAGCTATGACAACTGACAAGGGCTTTTTTGGTAATTTGTCTGGTAATCAAAAGTTAGCCATGGGCTTAGGCGGTGCTGGCGCATTATCACTATTAGGTGGTATGGATAATAAAGGCGTATCTGTTCCTCAAGACAAAGGCACTATCCGTCCTTACGAATACAGCACAGCTATGAGACCTCCTCAAGCTGGTCAATCACAATACTTCCAACCTATTCAATACGATATAGTTGGCAGACCATCACAGCCAATAGATACCAGTGAGCGTAACTATTTCACTCAAGGATACAAGGCTCTACCAACCTACGAAGCTGCCGATGGCGGTCAAGTTCCACAGTTAAACAATATGCCTGCTGGTGGTTTGGCAGCTATTCAAGGTATGCGTGAGGGTTACGCACCAATGACAACGGTTGGTGGTGATATACCTCAGTTTTCTAATGGTGGGGATACAGGCGATTCCACATCTGACTTGATGGCGCAGTACAAAAAGTTAAGAGCTTTGAACATTCAGTTAGAGCCAAAACTTGAAGAGTTAGCTAATCAAAAGCTTAAGTTTCAAGGTGGTGAGTCCATACCAGACCGTTTTATTCTTGAAAAAATGAAAGCAGCCCAGCCAGACCAGATGCGTAATGTTGGTCAACAACCAATGGGAATGGTTGAAGGCTCACAAATGATGGACAGAAATGCTATGTATGGCGGTAAGCCGCCAAGTGATATTGGTATTATGCCTCAGAGCTTAAACCCAAAAAACTTGTCTGGCATGGCAAATATTAACAGTCAGTTAGATGACGAAACACGTTTAAAACTTATGGCAGCTGGGCATCGTAATCAAATGGGTTCAGGAATTAATCGTATTGGTGCTGGCGTAACACGTCAACTAGACAGAGATTCTGACCTATCAGCTTTCTATGAAAGAAGTCCTGGATCACGAGACCAGATGGGTGGAGTTAAATACAGCAAACGGTTTAATGAAGGCGGTATGTCTGCTGGTGACTTAGGTGGTTACTCTGATGGTGGACGTATGCTCAAAGGTCCAGGAGATGGCGTTTCTGACTCTATCCCAGCAACAATTAATAACAAACAGCCAGCTCGTTTGGCTGATGGTGAGTTTGTAATCCCAGCTCGTATTGTTTCTGAGTTGGGTAACGGGTCTACTGATGCAGGCGCAAAACGCCTCTATGCCATGATGGATCGTATCCAAGCAGACAGAAAGAAGACCGTAGGCAAAGATAAGGTGGCTGTAGACTCTAAAGCCAAGAAACATTTGCCAGCATGATAGAAGTTTCTATGGTTCCTAATGAATACATAGATACCTGCTGGGATAAGGTTGAGAAGTTTGCAGCAAAAGCAACCAAATATACCTTTGGTCGTTATACGTCAGATGATATTTATGACTGTGTTAAAGAGCATGACTATCAAATGTGGGTGGCTTATGAGCCATCAGGTGAGTTTAAAGGAGTAGTTATAACTAACGTTGTCAACTACCCCAAAAGAAAGTTACTAGCTATGCAGTTTTGTGGCGGTGAGGATTTAAAGCAGTGGAAAGAACCAATGCTTGATTTGTTAAAGAAGTTCGGACGGGCATCTGGCTGTGATGGAATTGAGTCGACAGGCAGACCAGGATGGGCTAAAGTGTTTAAAGACGATGGTTACAAGGCAACATGGGTAACCTATGAACTACCTCTCGGAGAATAAATATGGGTAAAGGCGGCGGAAGCCCAGCACCAGCACCAAGTTCACAAACGGTAACGCAGACATCGATACCTGAATACGCACGTCCCTATGTGGAGAATATGCTTGGCAAGTCAGAAGCTCTGACAGACATTGGCGCCAATCCATATCAAGCCTACGGTGGTCAGCGAATTCAAGACTTTACGCCTATGCAACAACAGGCGTTTCAAGGTGTTGGCAATATGCAAGTTGCCCCAGAGATTGGTGCAGGCTCTAATCTAGCAGCCTTATCTGGTCTAGGATCAATCGGTGCTGGTGGTAACTACATGAGCATGGCTACTGATCCAAGATCAATACAGTCATTTATGTCCCCATACATGCAGAACGTGGTTGACATGCAAAAGCAAGAGGCTACCCGTGACTATCAAAAAGGTTTGGGTGCATTAAATGCTCGTGCTGTAGGTTCTGGCGCTTTTGGTGGTACTCGTGCTGCTTTAGAGCGTTCCGAGGCTGGTCGTAACTTAGGTACACAGTTAGCTAACATTCAAGCTCAAGGCTCACAAAACGCTTTCCAGGCTGCTCAACAGGCACAGCAATATGGTGCTGGCTTAGGATTACAAGGTATGGGTCAAGGCCTACAGGCTGCCTCTACGCTTGGCCAATTAGGTCAGACTGGATTCGGTCAAAGAATGGGTATCTTGGGAGAACAGCAGAAGGTTGGTGCAGTGCAACAAGCCCAAGGACAACAGGCTTTGGACTTGGGATACCAAGATTTTCTCAAGCAAAAGAACTACCCATATCAGCAATTGGCTTACATGTCAGATATGCTCCGTGGCTTACCGTTATCTCAGTCAGCTCAACAAGTTTATACAGCTCCACCAAACGTAGCCTCACAGCTAGGTGGTCTAGGTATGGCTGGCTTGGGTATCTATGGTATGTCTGGTGGATTTAAACCTGGTGGCATGGCTGAAGGTGGCTCTGTAAAGGGTTACAAAGATGGTGGCTCAATTGGCTATCTATCTGGCGGTGAAGTAGAAATGATGTCTACTGACCAACTAGAACAATTGTTAGCAAGCCCTAACCTTAATCCTCTAGAACTAGAGATGATTGAGAAGGCTTTGATGGCTCGCAGACGGATGGAAATGAATCCACAAGCTGGTGAGATGATGGCTCGTTCAGGTATCGGAGCTATATCAACGGGTGATATGGTTCCTGAGGAAATGGCTATGGCTGCCAATGGTGGCATCATTGCATTTTCCAAAGGCGGTAAGCCAGAAGGCTACGATGAGCGCAGAAAGAAACTTGAGTTGCAACAAGACGAGTTTTTAAAAGCTATGCAAGATGACTCAGCTTTTGCAAAAACTAATGCTGCACAAGCAAAATACGATACAGACATAGCTTCCGCTGAGTCAATGTTACCGTACCGTGCTATGGCTGCCGCTGGTTTTGCTGGCGCAAGAGGTGACGCTGACCCAGCAAGACGTAATTTCTTAAGCGGCTTAGGCACTATGGGAGAAGCAGGTTTAGGTGAATACAGCAAAGGTTTAGGCGAAATTGCCAGAGATAAGAAGACATCTCTACAGCAAGGTGTAGAGGCTGAAAAGACTAAGTATGCCCGTAACGCTCAGTTGTACAGCGCATTGACTGGTACGATTGGTCAGATGGATACCAAAGAGCTAACAGCAGAATCCAATAGACTAAAGGCTGAAGGCAATCTTCTTGCAAAGAATAAAGATGAGAGAGACAAGGCGCAAAACCGATACAACACATTGTTTGGTTCTATTCAAAGAGAGCTAAACAAAGCTGCAAGAACTCCTACGGATCCTCGTTATAAGAAATACAAAGCTGACCCAGATTTAATTGATCAAGATGCTGAAAAAATGTCTATTGAGAAGCTATCTCCAGAGGCTAGAGAGTTGTTGGGTAAATCTGCTGATAATGTTAAACCAGTAGTAAAACCAGCTGCAAATACGGAAAATAAAGGTCCATTTGTAGTGACAGTTCCAGGTAAAGGAAGGTATACTTTCCCTACGCAAGAAGCGGCTGATGAATTCAAGAAACGAGCCAACTTGAGTTAACTTACAATTTAGGGTGGTATATGGATTACGACAAATTAGCCAAACAACTTGGCGGTGAAGCTTATAGTCAACCAGACTTAGATGAGCTGGCCTCAGGACTTGGCGGTAAATTCCAGAAACCATCCTTTGGTCAGCAGTTATTAGAAGGCGAAGGCCTTGACATTGTTAAGCCAAAGAAAACTGGCAGTGTCCTAGAAGGTACAACCCTTACACCAGCAGAGCAAGCAGCTCCAGCCACAGGACCAAGCCTTGCAGAAGTCGCTGGTAAAATCAAAGAACGCATCCCTGAGGCTGAACTAAACGCCGCTAGAATTGCCGAGCTAGAAGAGAAGACTCGTCAGTACGAAGAAGAAGTTCCATTCCTACAAAGACAGACAGATCCAATCATGTCTGGTATTGCTCGTATCCCAGGTTATCTTCCTGGACTAGATGTTGCTAGTACGCAAAAAGAAATCAATAAGATTAGACAAGGGCAAAGTGGCGTAAGAGATCCAATTTCTGGCGAGATTATTCCTTTTTCTCCAGAAGAAGCTGAGAACGCTATTCGTATGTTGCAAGAGCGCCAAGCTGGATCTCAGAAGCAAGTGATGGAGTCTCAGGCAGAGGCAGGCAAATACAGAAAACGCCCGACAGTAGAAGCTATTGGTAACGTTAAAACAGCTAGAGAAGCCTTTGATGCCTTCCAAGTAGATCCTTTTGGGGTAATGGCAAGCGTATCCTTAGAGAGCCTTCCAACTATGGTTCCTGCATTGGTGTTGGGTGCTGTAACTCGTAACCCAGCGGTGGGTGCATTGGCCATGGGTAGCACCAGCTTTGCTACAGAACTATCATCTGGCATCACAGAATACTTCCAAGACAAGGGCATTAATACTAATGACCCTGTAGCGGTTAATAAAGCATTAAACGACCCTGTTATGTTTGCCAAAGCATACGAACATGCCCTAACCAGAGCCTCTATTATCGGCACGCTAGACATGGCATCAGCTGGTATAGCAAGTAAAATGCTTGTTCCAAAGAGTTTGGTTAAGAGTCAAGTAGCTAAAGAGGCTATTAACATTGGTGTAGCCCAGCCAGCAGCTCAGATGATCAGCGGTGGTGGTGGTGAAGCATTAGCTCAGATTGCCACAGAAGGATCTATTACTAAGCCTGGTCAAGTGTTTTTAGAAGCAGCTGGTGAAGGCCCAACAAGTATTCTTGAGACTGCTGCATTTGGTGGTGAAAAAGCAATACAAAGATTAAAAGGTCAACAAGATCAAGGACCTGACACTCTAACAGATGTTAGAGTGCCGCCTACAGCTCCTGAAAGTATTGACCCTGAATTACAAGCCCGTGCAGCAATGAGATTTGAACAAATACTTCTTGACGCTCAAGCAACAAATAAAATTAACACGCGGGATTTAAATAAGCTGGCTAGAGAGTTAGACATTAAGCCTAGCAAAGATGTAAACGACACAAAGAACGCCATATACAACAAACTATTTATAACACCAGAAGCACCAGCTCCTGAGGTTTCCCCTAAAGTTGAGGCAGCACCAAGCCCAATAAAAGCTCCAGAGGTTGTAGAAGAGCCAAGCATACCAACAACTGTAAGAGCTTTTGATGAAGCTGAGTTTGCTGAAACTGCTGATCAACCGCAGGTTAAAGCAACCCAGCCAGAGATTGTTCAATCTTTCCCAATGGGAGAGAACTCTGAGTTCCGAGTCATTAAAAGCGACCAAGGTTACGTAGCAAACTTGTATGACAAAGATGCCGAACAATATTTAGATACGATGCGTTTGTTCCCAACGGAAACGTTTGGCGAAGAAGCTGAAGGTAGAGCAATTGAATTTGCAAGATCAGAATCTGAAAAAGCAGCTGCCCTTTTGCCACAGGCTACTGAGGTATTAAAAGAAGAAGAAGTTAAGGCTGCACCAAAAGCTATTGAATTAACAAACACAAAAGAAGGTTTTATTGCCAGCAAAGACGGCAAGCCTATTACTCTATATCACACCACTAGAGCTGTTGATGAGAATGGTAATCAAATAAAAGATTTAATTCCTGGCGGTCCAAAAGGAGATGGAAGCGGTAAAGCAATTTGGTTTGGCATAGATCCTAATAAACTACAAGCTGCTCACAACGCCCCAGTTGGTAAAGAAGGTTCATACACTATCCCATCGTATGTAAAGTTAGAAAACCCACTTTATATTGATGATTTCAATTATCAAGAAATGAGAGACCGTTGGGGTCCAGATCTTCCATTTTCTATTTCTGATGAAAGAATTGAAAAATTAAAATCTGCTGGCTTCGATGGAATTATTTATGAAGATAACGGACAGATTGAAGAAGTAGTTGCTTTTAATAAAGATCAAGTTACTTTTAAATCTGATTACAAACCAGAAGCACCAGCAGCTGCCCCTGTCGAGCCAGTTAAGACACAAGCCCAGATTAACCAAGAACGCCAAGCGGCACAGCGTGAGGCCGCCGCAGTTGCCAAGCCAAGTAAAGAAGAAGTAACCGAGAAGAAGATGCTTGATGCTATTGAAGGTATCAAGAAGACTAAAGGCACAGCTAACCAGTTCATCGCTAAGTACGGCAAAGCCATGTTTGATCGTGCCAAGGCAGAGGGCTACATAGATAATGAAGCCAACGATCAGCGTCTATTCTCTACCCTAAAGCTAGACGAGCTATGGTCTAAATACAACAAGCCTGAAGACTACGCAGCAATGATAAAGCGTAGAGAGGCTGGTGAGAAAGAAAGACAAGCAGAACAGGCTAAGATTGCTGAAGAAGCCAAGCCAGCTGAAGCTCCAAGAGAAATGGACAAGTTGCAAAAAGACATGGGTACTGAGGCGTATCCATTTGCCAAGCCTGAGGTCAAAGTATCAGAGAACAAAATCTTTACTGAGGATGCTGCAACCAAGGCAAGAAACCGTTTACGCTCTAAGTTAAATCAACTCAACTCTGGTATCGATCCTGAGTTCTTAATTGATGGTATTACCTTATCTGGCTATCACATTGAGAAGGGTGCAAGAACCTTTGCAGCTTACTCTAAAGCCATGATTGCTGACTTGGGCGATAAGGTTAAACCTTACCTCAAACAATGGTACAACGCTGTCCGTGATGATCCATCTGCCAAGGAATTGGTAGATGACATGGATACATACGATCAAGTACAGAAAGCCTCTTTGCCTAGCGCAGAAGAAGGCACGATGGATTTGATGGACCCTGACTCTAAATTTAAGATTGCTCAAGCAATATCTCAACACTTTGTTTCTGGCAATGGTTTCCCAACAATCATTGAAGCTCGCAAGTTTATTTCTAATCTGACTGGTAAAAAGATTGAGCCAGCCACAGCTGATGCTAAGGAAGCAGATGAGGCTATTGAAGTCGGTATTGTATTGGCTGCTCGCAAGATTGTTGAAAGCGGTGAGAGTAAAGAGAATATTTACAATAATTTAGTTGACTTGTACAACCGTCAACCTAACTTAAGCGTTAGATCATCAACAAGCATCAAAGAACAGGCTTACTCAACCCCAGCTCCACTAGCATATATTGCATCACAGTTGGCTGGTATTGATAAGAAAACAACAGTTTATGAGCCATCAGCTGGCAACGGCATGTTATTGATTGGTGCTAATCCTAAGAATGTTATTGCCAATGAACTGAACGCTACTCGTTATGAGATGCTAAAGAAGGTATTGCCAGATGCTGAAGTAGTAAACAAGAACGCATTAAGCTTTGATCCTACTCTAAGTGATGTGGTTATCGCTAACCCACCATTTGGTGCTATTGGCGAAGAGGTTTTTTCAGCAGAAGGCTTTAAAACAAGAGAAATTGATCACGCCATTTCTTATAAAGCATTAGGCCGTATGCCAGTCAATGGCCGTGCAGTTCTTATCGTTGGCGGTGTCCGTGGTGAAACAGAAGATGCTAGAAGAGAAGGTTACCGTTCAGCACAGAAACGTGCTTTTTACTCAAACCTATACAACAATTACAACGTAGTAGATCACTTTACCGTAGATGGTGACTTGTATAAAAAACAGGGTGCCGCTTACCCAGTAGATGTGATTGTTATTAACGGCAAAGGTCAGTCTAAAAGATCATACCCAGCTGCTGATTTACCACAAGTTTACAGCTCATACGAGCAACTAAAGGAGAAATTAAATGAACCTAGCTTGGTATCCAAAAGAGATGTTAGCACCGCCAGAGTTGACAGCGGTGATGCTGCCAAAGGGCGAGGTGAGCAACAAGGATTGGATCGAGGCACTGTCGGACAGGGTGTCAGACCTAGCGATGCAGGAGAACGATCCACTGAAAGCGGCACAACAGGCGTGCCTAGCACTGGAGCTGCCACTAGTGGACGAGGCGAACCAGCTGGGGAATTGCGTGGTGAAGGAGAACCTAAATCTGAGAACAAACCTAAGTTGCCAGAAGACAAAGGACCCGTTTCCAGCGAACCTAAGCGAATCGAACCAAGAGGCGCTGCAAGCGATCAAGCAAACAAACCTAGCGCAGTGGGTGGAGCTGGCCAAGTCAGCGGTAAGCGTGTCGAGCCTGGATTAGCAGACCGCAGAGGTCAAGAGCAAGAAACGTCTACACAGGTAGCTTATTCTCCACACTCTAAGGCTTCAGCAGTAGGAACATTGGCTCCAAACGCAATGGCTCAAGCAATTGATGAGTCATTGACTTATTTGGAAGATCAAGTTGGTGATATTGATGAGTACGTTGCCAGCAAATTAGATTTTGATGTAGAAGAATTAAAAATAAAGTTCTCAGCAGAACAGGTAGATGCTTTGGCATTAGCTATCAGCAATGCAGAACAGGGTAAGGGATTCATTATTGGTGACCAGACTGGTGTTGGTAAAGGCCGTGTGGTAGCTGGCATGATTAAGTACGCCTTGTTACAGGGTCAGATTCCAATCTTCATGACCCAAAAAGCAAACCTTTACTCAGACATGATCCGTGACTTGGATGATATTGGCATGACTGATGTGTTGAATTTAAATTCAAACACACCAAATATTCTAATAACACAAGCTGATGAAAAAATTCCGTTTAAGTTATCTCGCCAAGATAAAAACGGCAATCCAATTGAAGAAAAGTACACATTAGAAAATCCTGTTAGCCAAGAAAAGCATAATGCTTTTATGAAACAGCTGGTTAAGGATAATGACTTAGGCAAGTTTAAGGTTATCTTCTCTGCATACGATTCAATGAATACGTATAGAGGAAATAAAACTGAACGTGCCAAGATGGTAGAGCATTTTGCCAATAACAACTATCTAATCCTAGACGAAAGCCATGCGGCTGGTGGTAGTGGCACAGATCCAGAAGCACAAAACCGTGCGAACTTTATCAGAAGTTTAGTAAACAATTCTAAGGGTAGCTTCTTCTCATCTGCTACTTATGCCAAGCGCCCAGACGTAATGGATCTGTATTCAACTACAGACATGAAGTTAGCGGTAGAAGATATTTCAGAGTTGGGTGAAGCCATTAAACGAGGCGGCGTTCCAATGCAGCAAGTGGTAGCAAATATGCTAACCAAGTCTGGGCAATATATTCGCAGGGAAAGAACATTTGCTGGTGTTTCATACGAAACCAAAGAGAACAATGTAAACAAGCCTACCGCTGAAAACATGGCTACGGCTATGCGTTATATCTTGGATTTCTCAAACAAGAAAAAAGGCGCTGTTAAAGAGCTTAAAAAAGAATTAGACGAGATGGGCGCGGTTGGTGGCGAGAGGGACTCTAAGACAGAAATAAAGCAAGTCCACTTTGGCTCAACAATGCACAATCTTATTGACCAAATGTTACTGTCTTTGAAAACTGCTGAGTCTGTTGACTTTGCTATTGAAAGATTAAAGGCTGGAGAAAAGGTAGTCTTGACCGTGGCTAACACCATGGGATCATTCATGAAAGATTTCGCAGAAGATAACGGCCTTAAAAAAGGTGATGAAATTAATCTGTCTTTCAGTGACCTGTTCCTAAGATATTTAGAAAAACAACGACAAATTACAATTAAGTTTCCTAACGGAGAGAAACAAAAGAGAAGACTAACAGACGAAGAACTTGGCCCTACGTTAGTTGAGCTATACAACTCTATAGAAGACTATATTAAAAATGCTGGGTTTGGAGAGGCTCCTGTATCTCCAATTGATTATATGCACAACGCATTGCGTCAAGCTGGATACAAGACAGATGAGATTACTGGTAGAGATCTAGTAATTGATTACGCAGGTGGCGCTCCAGTCCTTCAAGGCCGTAAAGCTGATATTGCACAACGAGTTAATGCGGTTGATGGATTTAATAATGGTGATACCGATGTCATCATTCTTAACCAGGCTGGGTCTACTGGCTTGTCATTGCACGCATCAAGTAAGTTTAAGAACCAGCAGAAGCGCCACATGATCATTGTTCAGCCTGAGAAGAACATTGATACGCATATGCAGATGCTTGGACGTGTGCATCGTACTGGTCAAATACTTGCCCCTTCTTACTCACAAATGATGGCTGACATCCCTGCTGAGATGAGACCAGCTGCTGTTTTGATGAAGAAGATGGCATCATTGAACGCCAACACAACTGCTTCCCGCAAGTCATCAGTGACGGCTGAAGGCGTAGTTGATTTTATGAATGACTACGGCGGTCAAGTAGTTCAGGAATATTTGCGTGACAATCCTGAAGTAAATGAGGCAACTGGCAAAAACGTTACTTTAAAAGAAGATTCAACTGAAGGAACAGTTGAGGATATTGCTACGTTTACTGGTTATCTTCCAATCCTACCAATTGCCGAGCAAGAAGAGGTTTACAGGGATATTACTGAGCGTTACAACGAATTGCTGGAGCGTGAGAACAGCCTTGGAACAAACAAGCTTGAGGCCAAAGATGTAGACTTACAGGCAGAAACACTATCTGTACAGCCTATTACAGAAGATAAGGGTGGTCGATCTTTATTTGCTGCACCAGCAGTAATGGAAAAGGTTGAAGTTAACAGAACTGTTAAACCTTACTCTAGCGCAGAAGTTAAAGAGCAGGTTGAGAAGTCACTTGATGGTAAGTCAAGTTCAGATGTTGCAGTTGAACAAACAGCATCTTTACTTGAGCGTTTCCGTGATTTTGCCACTAAGCAGATTGACAAAGCTAAAGAGTCAAATGCTGATGAAGTCAAGATTCAATCATTAAAAGACAACTTGCGAACAATGCACAGCAAGATCAAGGTTATTTTGGACACCTATAAGATTGGTGACGAGATCTCCATCAAAGACTCTGCTGGCATATACAACTACGCTGTAATCACTGACATTACAAACTCTAAGAAGACAGCTAATCCAGCAGCTGGTTCTGACTGGAAGATGCACATAGCATTGGCTAACGGTGATGCCAAGGCATTAACCATCAGCTTCTCACAGATCAACACTACGTACACTCTAAGCAAAGAATACTATGTAGACTACTTCAACCCTGAAACCCAGCAGGCTGAACGAGTCAAAGTCATGGATATTTTTGACAAGGGTGCGACTGTTCGCCGTGAGAAGCGTTGGATGGTGACTGGCAATATCTTGGCTGGCTTTGCTAAATATCCTGGTCAGATCGTAACTTATACCAAGAAGGATGGCTCAGTTGGTCAAGGCGTATTGATGAGCCGTCAGTTTGACTTTGAGAAAACTCAGAGAGAAGCACCAGTTCGCATTAAGTCAGCTGGCCAAGCTATGCGCTTCTTTGAAGAGATTGGTGGCGTTATTAGTACAGATGATAACAATATGCGTATTGAGAAGTCAGGCCGATCTTATTATTTTGTTGCGCCAAAACCTAAACGCCAAGGTTTTATGTACTATGGTGATGAGAACTTAACTAACTTTACTGGCACTTTCTATGGCTCTGGTGGAACCATGAGAGCTGTTGTATCAGATGAAGCAAAAGTTGAGCAGGCGATACAGTATTTAATTGATACAAATAAGAAACTGTTTGTTAAGACTGGTGTTGAAAAAGCCAGAGCAATGTTTAACCCACCTAAGTTGGAGAACATTGAAGAGAAGAAACTTACCGACATGGCTGTCCAAGATCGTATAGACACCATTAAAGAGTATTCTAAAGTTCGCAAAGCTGGTCGCAGATTAGTTAAGCAAATTGCTAAGTATGGCACTGACATTCCTATGCAACGCCAACTTAACGAAGTGCTTGCTCAGGAAGAAAACCTAAAGAACTACATTGACCAAACCAAAGTTCCATCTATAACAGCTGAAGCCTTTATGGCTAGAGCTACTGAAGAGTTGGCTGCTGGCAACATCACGCCAGAGGTTGAAAGATTCATTCGTTCTGTCTATGAGCAGTATCCAAGCATCTTAAATGGCCTCAAGCTATCTGTTCGTGCTAAAGAAGGCAAAGGAAGCGCTACTGGTAACTTTGATCCAATTGAACGTCTTGTAACCTTGTGGAAGGGTACATCTGGCGTAACCAAGTCTAAGACTGCTCGCCATGAGTTAACTCATACCATGGAGCAGATGATGCCTCCAGAGGCAAGAAAAGCTGTTATAGGTGCTTGGGCTAAATCTTTAGAAGCTGCCATGAAGAAGTATAAGGATGCACAAAGCCAAAAGTATTTTGAACAAGTACTAAAGTTTTTAGAAAATCCAACAGAAGAAACAGCTAAAGATGCTACAAACGTAATGCCTGACTACAGCTTCTACCAGTATCTCAACCCATCTGAATACTGGGCTGTAAACGCTGAGAAGATGTTCGGTCAACAATTAGGTGGAGCTTGGACTCGTTTTGTCAAGGCGATGGAGAAGATGTTTGAAGCATTAAAGGCCATGTTCTTTATGAACAATAAGTTGGCTGTTCATAGAGCATTTGATCAAATAATCAAGAAGCAACCTACCAGAGAAACTAGAGATTCATTGATGGAGTATCTGGCAGGCGCCAAAATTCCGACTCGTTTTCTCAATCAGATTGAAGAAGACAAGAATTTAGTTGAAGACTTGGGTATCCCTGATGTACCAAATAGGGACAGTCAAACTAAAAAAGATTACATCCTTGAAAAAGTAAGCAAAATTAATGAAAAAGCAAAAGAAATCAAGGTAGATCCAAAAGAAAGCATGCAAGATGGTTTAGCGGTTGCTTATGATGCAGCAACCATGGCTCGTATTAAGAACGTGGACTACACAGCTGGTTTGGCAAAAAGAGATATGGCCAAATGGGAAGGCCAGATTAGAACAGCTAACGGTGAAATGATTCCTATTTTTGCTGCATTGAATAACTTGCGTGCTGGCCACTTGGCTAATGCTGTTTTAGTACATGGAAAGCTAGAGTACAGCGGAAAATATGGTGTATTCATTGCTGTTGACAGTGATGAGTCCATGGGTAATGTTATTCGTTTACAAGAAAGATTACGTAGACGTTTGACTCAAAATGTAGCTGATAAACTAATTAATGGTTGGTTTATTGCAATGAGAACTCGCAGTATTCAAGACGAGTACTTTAATAGAACAGCAGAAGTCCGCAAGTTACAAGAGCTTCTTTTAGCTAACACTGATTCTTCTAAGTCTCTTGAAATTGAAGCTGCTTTGCTAGAAGCCCAGCAAGACTTGGCTAACATCAAGCTGGCTTATCAAAAGGTTCCGTATTACTTCACTGTTTATAAAGGTTTTATTACCAAAAAAATCAAAGGTAAAGAAGTTCAAATACCTGATGTTCAATACGACCAAGACGGATTGCCAATATTAAATGACACAGCCTTAGACTCTATAATTGCTCGCTCTGATGCACATCCAGAGTTGCAAATGATGATGGATAATTGGACTGCTGTTAACCACAATATGTTGGATAACTTGGCATTTAGTGGTCGTGAAAGTAGACCTTATGTAGAGAAGTTAAAGAAGATTAAGAACTACTCTCCTTGGTCTCGTGTAATGGAAGAGAGTCATAATCCATATGATGCAAAACAAATTCCTACAGGCTCTTCTGGTCCAAGACACTTTAAGGCTGGCAGAACTGAACGGGATGTAGATAACGTTGTTGAAAGCATGATGCACAACGTAGCCATGTTTACCCGTAGCACCGTGAAGAACTATGCTCAGTATCGTATCGCCATGGAATATGCGGAACGTGCGCCAGATACTTTTGATTCAAAAACTGGAAAACCAAAGCGCGGAAGAATTTTAGTGTTTTCTGGTGAGCCTCGCTCAGATGTAGAGGGTGCAAAATTGCCTCTCTATATTGGTGGCCGTAAGATGTTAATTAATATTCCAGATAACTTGGTTGCTGAAGCTTACATTGGAATGAGCGTTGCTCCTTGGGAGTACTCATTCAGGGAAGTTTTAGGATCAGCTGCTCAACTGGCAAGAAGATCAATTACATTCTCTGGTGTGTTCCAGTTAAAACAAGTGTTCTATGATTCTTGGGCGGCTGCCCTTAAGTCTGGTAGCAAGCATCCGTGGCGATTGTGGGGAGCTACGTACATAGGATTCTTTAGAGCATTAGAAATAGGCAAACAAGATAAGACTGTACAAATCTTAAAACGTGCCGCTATTGGTGGATTTAGATCGCATCACAGATCGCCAGACTTAGAGTTGAAGGTAGAGGTTGGTTTATTAACCAACGACAATTGGCAAACGCTGATGAGCAGTATTGATGCTATTGGCGATGCTTCAGATTACTCAACTCGTATTGCTACTTATGACCAACTACTAAAAGAGTCAGGTGACCCAGCTTTAGCATTGTTTATGTCATCTAATATTATGGATTTTGGTAAGCATGGCAAAGGTATGGTTGGCCAGACGATGAAAGAAACAGTAACGTTTATGCAAGCTTGGGCAACAGATCTTGATACGATGTCGCAGACTGCCATGGGTGGAGCTGTTACAGGCAAAGCCAAGAAAGATCTTAAAAAGCAATTCCAAAAAACTATGATTAATTTCATGATTTTAGCTATTGCCTATACACTACTTGCAAGCTTAGACCCTGACTATGACGAGTTGGATGACTCAACCAAGGCAAGAAACTTCTATGTACCGTTCTCTAAGAAAGCTACTGGCGCTCATGTTTTAATCCCCTTGAATAACAATGCTGCGTTTTTCTTTAAAGTAACTCCTGAAATGCTAATTAACTACGTGCGCAAGTACGGCACAGAGGAACATATTGACACAACCAGAGCAGTAAATGCTTGGTTTAGTGCAATGGTTGATTCAGTGCTTGGCCCTACACCAATCCCAACTGGTATTAAGCCATCGCTTGAGATATTCTTGGATAGAAACACATTCACAGGCGGTACTATTGTTCCAAAGAGCTTGAAAGATCTTACCTCTGCGGAGCAGTACACAGCCACAACATCTGAAATTGCAAAGTTACTTGGCGAGTACACAGGCATTAGCCCAGTAAAGACAGACCATTTTATTCGTGGAACGTTTGGAACAATGGGTGGTTTAGCTCAGTGGTTCAGTAATATCATCTTCTCAGAAGGCCGTGTTGCTTCAGAGTTAAAACAAAACCCAATCCTCAGTTCATTTGTAGCTCCTGACGTTCTTAAGTTAAACGAGCAGCTCTACTACGATCTTAAAGAAAGAACAACCAAGGCACATGAGACTTGGGAAGACTTACTGAAAAATGAGAAGTTTGAGAAGGCAGATGCTTGGTATGAGAAGAATGAGAAGTTAATTGAAGCGCATGCCTACGTTACTTCTATTGAAACAGAACTGAAGGAACTTAACAAAGAGATCCGAAGGCTTGGAAGGACATATGATAAAAGCATGTCTCCAGAGGAGAAACGTGCGGAGATCAATGATTTTACCAAAAATAAACAGGATCTATTAGACGGAATATTTGAGGTCAGAAGAGACGCAGGGTTGTAAAAAAAGGGGGGTGTTTTAAGACCCCCCTAAACCACTCTCACTTCAAGGAAACTACCTGGCTAGTTTATTTGCAGAATGATTATTGTGCAAGCACCACCAGGAATTATTTCCTGCCGAATTATGTGTAACTCATCTATCTGGTTATCGTTCTCGTAGCAGCCCGCATGCTCGCAGGCATCTAATAAACTCTTTAAAACGTTGTCTACGTCCCTTTTACGCCTGTCGGGAGGGAAGAGTGCTATGTGGACCGCTAAACGGCCTTCTAGGGCCTGTATTCCAGCCTCATTGACCGCATCCATCACTCTAGCCCTGAACTCTTTACCCTTCTTGCCAATGAACCTATGGTTGCCTGACTGTCCCCAGTAGTGGTTAACACTAGGTGGGTAGGGTAGTTGGAGTTGAATGTGCATGCCGTACTGTAACATCTTTACTGTATAAATACAACAGTTGCAATAAAATGAGGACAACCTATTGACATTACTCTCAACTGGTCATAATATTGAGTCTCAACTGCTAGGAAAGGAAAATCAAGTGAAACTAACCAATAAGTATGGTATCCCACAGACGTTTATGAATGTCTTGGAGCGCCCTACATACAGTAAAGGTAAGGCTAATATCTCAGCGACTCAGCTGTTGAATAGCCCAAAGATCGTTGCTTTGACCAAGAAGTTTGATGAGGAACTGGAACAGGACGTGGCTGACATGATTTGGTCACTGTTTGGTTCAGCGATGCACAACATTCTTGAACATGGCAAAGATGGTAATCATGTGGTGGAACAGCGTGTCCACGTAGAGCATGACGGTTGGCACATCTCAGGCGCTGTTGACCTACAGATTGTGAATCCTGATGGAACGATTGATATTCGTGACTACAAGACCACATCTGCATGGGCAATGATGAACGAGAAGATTGAGTGGGAACATCAACTCAACATCTACGCATGGCTTATTCAGCGTGCAAAGAAGCAAACTGTTAGTTCTGTGGGTATTGTTGGCTTAATCCGTGATTGGAATCGCCGTGAAGCGGCTACGAAAGAGGGCTATCCAGAAGCTCCAGTCAAAGAAATCCCAATCAAACTGTGGACGTTTGAAGAGCAAGAACAGTTTATCTCTAAAAGGGTGGCATTGCATAGTGCTTGTGAGTTCGCCATGGAAACAGAGGGCGACTTACCTGACTGCACCCCAACAGAGATGTGGGAAAAGCCAACGGTTTGGGCTTTGAAGAAAGAAGGAAACATCAAGGCTAAGGCTTTGTATGAGACTGAGGCACTTGCAGAGGAAGCTTTAAAAATTGCCTCTGAGAAAGATCCCAAGTCTAAGTTCTATGTAGAAGTAAGACCAGGAGAGCGTACTCGCTGTGCGAGCTTCTGTTCTGTTGCCCAATACTGCCAACAGTATCGGGACTATTTAAATCTTAAGGAGGAAGAATGAAAACTAGACAAGAAATGATTTATGACTTCATGGTCTCTCTGGCTGCAAATGCAGAGTTTTATAAGCAATGGCATGAAGACTCAGATGATGATGGGTATGGCAATAATGCTTATGCATTTGCTCAAGAACTTGCAGATGAATATTTAAGGAGCTTATGATGAGTGTATATAAAAAACTACAGGATGCACGTATTCAGTTACAGAATACAAAGCTTTCTAAATCAGGGAAGAACAAGTTTGCTGGGTATGAATACTTTGAATTGGGTGACTTCTTGCCAGCTATTCAGACTATCTGCCAAAAGGTAGGCTTGTGCGGTGTCGTGTCATTCAATACTGACATGGCTTATTTAACCATCTATGACACAGACGGTGGTGACTTTGCTACATTCACATCCCCTATGTCATCAGCTGCCCTTAAGGGTTGCCATGATGTGCAGAACCTAGGTGCGGTTCAAACCTACCTACGCCGTTATTTATGGACTAATGCTTTTGAGATTGTTGAGCATGATGCTTTAGATGCGACCACAGGTAATCAACCAGTAGCAAAGGTAGAGCCTAAGCCAGTAGTTAAAACTGTTAACGGATACCCTGTTGATGAGAACTTAAAAATAATCGGACCTAAGCCTATCACTGGCGAGAAGGGTCAGTTCCAAATCGTAGCACCAGGAAAGCCCCAAGCAGAAGAGGCTATTGCAGGATGGTTGGCTAACATTAAAGATACCGCCAAGGTTCTATTAATGACTGCTTCAACCGAAGAGGATGTCATGCACATCTTTAAGAAGAACAAGGTGTTGTTTGACACCGTAAAAGCAACCGATGCCGTTTTCTTTAAGGAAATAATGGCGTTATTCACAGAAGCAAAAAACCAACTAGCGAAGGAGTAATACATGGCTTTTGAACAAAAACCAAATAGCGGTGCAATGTTTGTAAACGACCAAAAGAAGGCAGAGAACCACCCAGATTGGCGTGGCGATGTTTTCTTAGATAAGACATTCATCATTGAACAAATGGATAAATCCAAGGGTTCAATGGTCAAGATTGCTTTGTCAGCTTGGTCTAAACAGGCTAAGTCAGGCAAGGACTACCTATCCATATCGGCATCAGAGCCATGGGTTAAAAAAGACGAAGACATTCCATACTAAGGAGAAACCATGAAACCATCCATTAAAAAAGCTATTTCAGTAGTCCGCAACACTTTGTTAGAAAACGGCAATCGCCCAACTCACAGCAACGATATTTGCACAAAGCATACAGATTTACCAAGAAGTGAGATTCACTACGCATTGCGTGTCATGTGTGAAAAGAAGACTCTATCTCGTGTTAAACAAGGTACTTATGTGCTTACTTTTGCTGACAGACCATTTGATGAGTATGTGCTGACTACCAAGAGACGAGCAAAAAAGCCACGCAAGGTTAATCCTGCAATACCTCTTGAGAAACAGTTACAGAAGTGGGATGCTGAAGAGAAAAAGACTGACTGGCAGGATCTATGTCAGAAGCTACAGAACGCATTGGCTAAAGCTTATGTGGACTGTGACCTGCTAGAAGCCACAGTTGCCGAGCAGAAAGTGGTCATTCGTTACTTAGAAAACCGTACTGTTCTATGAACAAGGTAAGTTTTGAGGGCGTCAAGGTTGCTATCAAGCAAGATAAGACTGGCTATGTGCTAACGCTTTCTATCCACCCTGATGATATTCCTGAGATGCTTCTCAGGGATTTCGTTGGGGCGCGGTATGGCGTGGCCATGATTAGGATTGACGGCAACGAGCAACCGATGAACCGAGAAGCTGAGTTTGAAGGTGATAAGCTGGTCCGCATAGCTGGCATGTTCAGCAAGGATGTGGAGTTCTGGAAGTATCTGTATGAGGATTCACAGATATTTGAAGAGAACGAAAAGGAAGCCACAGAGTGGTTAAGAACTTACCTGTGTATTCAATCCCGTGCCGAGCTTAAAACCAATGCTCAAGCACAGCAACTTATGAAAAAACTAGTTAAGGAATTTAACGAATGGAAAAGAAACTAGTACCGTACTCTGTGTATCTACCAATAGAACATGTTGAGAAGATCAAAAAGTTAGCTAAGAATCGTAAAGCTTCTGAGCTAATCCGTGATTCAATTATCAACATGTTAGAACATAAAGACATGTTCAAAAGTGGGTACAACAAGGGTATTAAAGATGCAGCCAAAGTAATCTATGACTGTAAAGAAGCACAAATGATTGCCATCCAGAAGCGTGATTTGGGTGACATTTTGTCTGAACAGATTCAATCATTGGAGCTTAAATGAATGAAGACCCAACAAGAGATATAGCAATTGAGGTATTTCAGGTGCTGGCTACCAAGGCTGACATGGATACTGCTGTGATTTTGTCTGCTGTGAGTATTGTCCTGGCTACGATTGCGGTTGAAGCTGGGATGGAAGAGGAAAAGGCAGTTTACGCTTTCCGTAAATCCTATAGCAATGCACAGAGAAGACTGAAGCGATTGATGAAAGAGGTGCATTGATGAATGATGATGACTTGAGAGACTGTTTTGCAATGTTTGCTGTTGCAGGAATGATGGCTCGTGGTGACATCCCACACAAGGATATTGCTTACAGGGCTTATAACCTAGCAGATCTTGCCTTAAAAGCTCGTGTCCAGAAAGAAACAGATGAGTCAGCTGGCCTACCAGCGATTAAACGGAGAGTTAAAAAGGGTGAATGATCAAAACAAGTGGTGTACGTCATGCCGAATGATGAAGAACCCCATGGGTGGCGAGTGGATTGTTGCTAACAAGGGGCTTGTTAAACGATGGTCTTGTGCTTCTTGCCTTCAAAGAGCCAAGGAAAGAAAGGGAAAACAATAATGGATACAGATATTAAAAATGACAAGGCTTGGATTGCTAAGTTAAGAAACTTTTTAATTGTGCTAATGGTTGGATTTTCCATCGGCAGCATAGTGACTAACGCTACATTTACCTACCAATTGCAACAAGACTGCGACACTATGAAACAGTTCCGTGTTGGTAAGTTAGCCTATACCTGCATAGTCAAATGAGCTGGGCCATATTAATCTGCCTCATCGTGATCGTGTATCGCCTTGAGTGCATCTTGAAGGAGCTGAGAAAGAAATGAAAAATGAACCAGTAGCTTGGGCTGTATGGGAGGGAAGACCACATGATTTATTTTTTACAAAAGAAGAAGCAGATGAACTGTGCCGTCTAAAAGGTGGTGATGCTAAATCTATTCCACTCTACACCGCACCAAGAGAATTAAGTGATGAGGAAATAGTAAATTTGTATGAATCATTGGAATACAAAAATGCTACAAGTAATGAGAAATATGATGCTATTCAGTTTGCTAGAGCAATACTAAAGAAAGCGAGTGAGAAATGAGAGAAGACTTTGAAGAGTGGGCGAAAGGTAAAATTTCTTTAGCCAACTATGACGGTGAATACGCCAATCTTGAGTCTCAGATAGCTTGGCAAGCATGGCAACGTTCGTGGAACATTGCAATCCGTGCGCAAAGACAAAGGGATGAGGCAGAGCTAAACGCCCTCAAGAACAAGATACTAATTGCTAAGGCCGCTTTAACGACTAAGGTTTTGGGTGCAAGATGATTCCTAAAATCATTCACATCATCTGGATTGGCGATCAGTCCAAGAAGCCTACCCAGTGCATTGACACTTGGATTAAAAAGAACCTTGACTACGAGGTAAGGGTTTGGGGTAACAATCAAGTCCAAAGTGTTAACTGGAAGAACTACCGCCAACTCCATGACATGCTGGCTAAGAAAGACTACGCAGGGGCTAGTGACGTAATGCGTTATGAAATCCTCTACGAGCATGGTGGCATCTATGTAGATGCTGATACCTATTGCGTTAAGCCATTAGAAGATTGGTTGTTAAATTGTCAGGCGTTTGCCTCTTGGGAACAGGAGCTGGTGCGTAACAATCTGATAGCCAATACGGTGCTGGGCAGCGCTCCTGGGGCTGAAGCATTGAAATTATGTATAGAAGAAGTGGCTACCAAGGACTGCACAGAACAAAAACTGGCATGGATGATTACTGGTCCAATGCTTGTAACAGAGATATTTTTTAAGAAACAAGCCAATCTAACGGTGTATCCTTCTCATTTCTTTATGCCAGAACATCACTCTGGATACGAAAGTAAAGTTACAGGTCATCACTTTGCTCGGCATCTGTGGGGATCTGGCACAGGTTACGACAATATGGATGAAAGATTTAGAAATGACACCACAAAATCAACAACGTGAAGAAAGAGAGCAAAATGAGCGAAAACAACGAGAAACCAACGACTAAATCACCAACATTATTTGTAGCTACACCTATGTACGGTGGTATGTGCATTGGTAACTACGCCGCAGCTCTTATGCAGATGCCAATGATTGTAAGTAAAGCTGGTATTAAGATGTACTACACCTACATGATGAACGAGAGCCTGATTACCCGTGCCCGTAACAGTTTGGCTTATGATTTCTTGGCTTCAGATGCTACTCATTTGATGTTTATTGATGCTGACGTTGGGTTTCAACCTAATGACATCGTTGAGATGGTTAAGCGTGACGTGGATATTTGTTGTGGTTTGTACCCCAAGAAAGAAATTCATTGGCAACGAGTGGCTGATGCGGTAGGCAGAGGCGTGCCAGCTGACCAGTTAAAAGACCATACAGGTACATTCGTGGTGAACTTGGTTAAAGAAGAACGCCAAGAAGTAAAGATGAATGAATTATTAGAGATTCACAATGGTGGCACAGGCTTTATGTTGATCAAACGTGAAGTGTTTGAGGCTTTGGCTGATAAAGTGCCTGAATACAACAGTGATATGTATCTAGCCGTAGACACCGTAAGAACACCAAAAATTATTAAAGAATACTTTGCGACCAGCATTGACCCTGAATCCAATAACCGCCTGCTATCTGAGGACTACCATTTCTGTAAGTTAGCGCGCAAGCATGGGTTCAAGGTGCATGCTGCGCCATGGGTACAGTTATCTCACACTGGAACATACATCTTTAGCGGTGCTTTACAGCGTGTATCGTAATAAGAAGCTATTGGAGGCTCTGCGTGAGTCTCCATGCCAACATTGTGGAAAACAAGATGGAACAATTGTTGCAGCGCACAGTAACCAGCTTAGAGATGGCAAAGGCCGTAGCATCAAGGCACATGACTACAGGACGGCAGCTCTATGCTACTGGTGTCACATGGAACTGGATCAGGGCAAAGACCTATCGAAAGCTGACAGGGAAGAGCTATGGGAAAACGCCCATCGTAAGACGGTAGGCTGGCTTTTTGAATCAGAAAAACTTACAATTAAATAAAGCGAAAGCCAGCTTTACAAGCGAGACAAGGATTGCCCTTAAAGTGAGTTTGGCTGGCGAGTAGCTTTTTGCAAAAAAAATCGGCATTAAGTAAATATTTACTTGACAAACACTATAGGTTGACAGGTGTTAAGAATTTCTGCTATATTTAGTGTATCAGTCCCCTTACTGATAGCCGTCAACCTGATTTTTCCGATTTAGCAGTTGGACTATCTTGACGGCAGCCCTCCAGGTGATCCCCTTCACCCTAAACCCCCAGCTAATCCCTGGGGGTTTTTCTTTGTGCCAATATGGTAAGAGCATGCCATGAATAATTTCCGTTAAAACGTACCTTTGTCAATAACCTGAAATAGCTTATTTGAGGTTACCTTTAAAAAGTTGTTGCAATTTATTTTTACTTCATTTAATCTAGAGCCTCAACTGCTAGAAGGAAAAATCAGGAACTGAAACAACTTCCTGATGACAATTAGATTACCACCACGCCATTCATGGTGTGAGCTTGTGTCTCTTTGTCACTTTCTTTCTAGCATATGACGTACTCCACACGATAGCAAGAACCTACATGGGTTGCGTGGAAGTAAACATAGGCTGATTTCATCACCCGATTTAGCCTCGTAGCCTTAAATGGGGACTACACAAGACGGAGAGCCAAGCGGTGAGACCAACTCTCCATCGAATGAACATTAACTTAGGTAGGACTAGCAGTAACTGTGGAGTAGTGTATGGATTCGGAGAGTGTTATATGTGGGTCGGAGTGGTTAAGCACAACAGATGGTTGGCTTATCACCCTTGGGGGAACTATCAATTGGAGCAATGTATGAAAAACAAAGAACTTACAGACATAATCCTTGAAGCCATTACGGAGCATGGATGTGTCACAACAACACAGATTGCAGACCTTCTCAAAGTTAATTCAGCCACCGCAGCAGGGCGGTTGACTTACCTTAGATCACAGGGTCGCATTGTGGGCAAAAGAGCTAATTGGGCATTTAGATTGGAAGATCTAAAGGTCAAGCCCAAACAGCATATCGTTAATCAATCATTCACTGAACTATCAAATATCTTTTACAACATAGTTCGCATGGGAGCTACAAATGAAAAAAATCAACATTCTTAATATCCGCATTGATGGTGGCACACAGCCACGTCAAGAAATTGACTACGATGTAGTGAAAGACTACGCAGAACTCATGCGTGATGGCGTGACATTTCCACCAGTCACCGTTTACTTTGATGGCGCAGAGTATTGGCTTGCAGACGGTTTCCACCGCTACCATGCCACTAAATCCAACGCTACAGCCACCATTGAAGCAGAAGTAATCACTGGTTCAATAGATGATGCTGAAGAGTATTCATTCACAGCCAACGGGGGTCGTGGTAACGATCTTACGAGAGAAGACAAGAAAGCCATCATCAGAAGAATGTTCCTGAAGAAAGAACGTTACGGAGACTGGTCACAGGAACGTATTGCCAAGCATGTCCATGTGTCACCCATGTTCGTCAGCCGAGTCAAGGCAGCCATGGAAATCAAAGATGAGCCAAAGGTCAAGAAGTTCATCAAAGATGGCGTAGAGAAAGAGATGAATGTCTCCAATATTGGTAAAAAAGCCAAGAATCAACCTACTAAACCTACTAAACCTGAAGTAGAACCGTATGACGAAAGCGAAGACAAAATCCGTGAGCTATCTGAGGTCATCACCCAGTTAGACGAGGAAGTAACGCTTCTGAAGGACAAGATAGCCATTGGTCAATGGGATGCCTCAGAAATTGAGAAGATTGACGTGGAAGAAACCCTTGTGGACTTGCGTGAACGAATCAGACTACTGGAAATTGACAACAAAGCATTGCGTGAGAGCAGAGATATGTTCCAAAACCGTAACGCAGAGCTGATGAAAACAGTCACTTATTTACAAAGAAAGCTTAAAAAGGAAACAGCATGATGGATTACTCATTAATAATGATTAAGATGCAAATTGGTTTAAAGGATTTGCACGATGCTATTAACTCCAAGGACTGGATGGAAATTGACATTCAAGCAGATAACCTTGCTTTCTTGGCAAAACAAATGCGTGACTCAGTTGCCGACATCCAGACTAAATAATGGAATTACACCTACGAGAACACCAACAAGAGGTCATAGAATCTCTCAGGGAAGGCTTCCGTCAAGGGCATAGGTCGCAGTTGTTATACGCACCAACAGGGTTCGGCAAGACCGAGGTAGCCATAGCCCTGATGAAAGCTACAGGCGAGAAGTTTAAACGCGCAGCCATGGTATTGGATCGCATTGTTTTGGTAGACCAAACCAGTCTTCGCTTGGATAAATACAGACTGAAGCATGGCGTATTCCAAGCTAACCACTGGCGGTATGACAAGCGAGAACGCCTACAGGTATGTTCAGCCCAAACCTTAGAACGCAGGGATGACTTTCCAGAGATGGACTTGTTAATCGTTGATGAGTGCCACATTGCTCGTAAGCAGACATCCGAGTTCATTAAGGATAACCCCAACATCCGTGTTGTTGGCTTGACTGCTACCCCCTTCACCAAAGGACTAGGCGATCTGTATACCAATGTTGTATGCGGTTCAACCACTGAATCCTTGGTAGATGAGAAGTGGCTTGCTCCCCTGAAGGTATTCATTGCCAAAGAGATTGACATGACTGGGGCGAAGAAGTTAGCTGGTGAGTGGTCACAGGATGTGGTCACAGAGCGAGGTATGAGGTTAACAGGCGATATAGTATCTGAGTGGATCAAGAAGACTCACGATGTATTTGGGAAACCACGCAAGACCATTGTCTTCTGTGCGGGCGTAGCCCATGGAGCAGACTTGGTTCAGCAGTTCGCAGACCATGGCTATAACTTTGTATCCATCAGCTACAAGGATGATGATGAGTTCAAAAAGGCAGCCATTGAGGACTTTGCGAAGCCAGACACCCAAATCCATGGACTGATAGCCACCGACATCCTCACAAGGGGTTTTGACGTATCAGATGTCATGATTGGGGTATCAGCAAGACCGTTTAGCAAATCACTGTCATCCCATGTGCAACAAATGGGGCGAGTCATGCGCCAACATCCTGAAAAGGAGTTCGCTTTATGGTTAGATCACAGTGGAAATTACCTACGCTTTCAAGATGATTGGGATGAGCTATACGAAAATGGCGTTAAATCCCTCACAAATGAAGGCGAAAAAGCCAAAAGAGAGCCAACAGAGAAGAAAAAGAAAGAATCCAAGTGTCCAGTATGCCAACATTTATGGCCAAAAAGCTCAGATACTTGCCCTAGTTGCGGTCATGTTAGACAGAAACGCAACGAAATATCCGCAGTATCAGGTCATTTAGAGGAGCTAGTCGCTGGAGCAAAGATCCGCAAGGATGATAAGCAAGACTTCTACTCACAGTTGGTATTCATTGCAAGGGATAAAGCATACAACCCCCACTGGGCAAGTCACAAGTATCGTGAGAAATTTGGCGTATGGCCAAGGGGATTGGTAGAAGTTCCTGCCCCACCGACAATGACAACCCTCAAGTGGATAAAATCACGCAACATCAAATGGTCAAAAGGTAAGAATAAATGAGATTTGAAGATTTTGCCAAAATCCATGGACTGATCCTACGGGAAGTTACCCCCTTCAAATGGATGGCAACACCAACAGAAGACCATCCAAACAAACGCAATGGGCGATACAAGTTCATGGGTGATATAGGATGGGTGCAAAACTGGGCAACCATGGACAAACCAGCCATGTGGAAGACAGAAGATCGAAATGCGCTCAATCCAGAGCTGCTGCGACAAAAATCCAATTTTGAGGATGAAAGAGCAAAACTAGCAAAAAACGCTCAATCCAAGGCAGAGTGGATAATTTCTCAATCCACCCTTCAAACGCATGAATATCTTGCCAAAAAAGGCTTTCCAGACGAAGAATCCATGGTATGGAATACTGATAAGGGCGACAAGTTAATGGTCATACCTATGCGTAAAGGCGGAGAATTGGTAGGGTGTCAGTTGATCAATGAGCAAGGGGAAAAGAAGTTCTTGTATGGTCAGCAGACTAAAGGGGCATCCTTCAGGATCGGTGCAAAAGGCATCCCTATACTTTGCGAAGGTCTTGCCACTGGATTGTCGGTCAGGTCGGTAATGCAAGCGAATAAACTCGATTGTGCTATCTACATTTGCTTTTCCGCAAGCAATGTTCAAGAAGTAAGTCGGCACATCCTCGGTGGGTTCATCATTGCTGATAATGATCCCAACGGAGTCGGAGAATCCACTGCTCAAAAAACAGGTAAGCCATATTGGATTTCCGACACAGTTGGAGAAGATTTTAATGACTACCACATAAGAGTAGGCACTTTTAGGGCTAGTCAATCAATTAAGCCGTTAACTTATAAAAATAAGATTGAGTGATTAGTCGCATAAACTTGGCTTCTATCTCCCTTACTCTTTGTTTTGATAAGCCATACAGTGATCCACAGCCCTTCAGTGTTTTACCCTTGGCTCTTTCAGACATAATATGCCAGTATTTCTCTCGCAATTCCATCTTTGTGTAGTTGTTATACAGTTGGCAGAAGTCAGCCATGGAAGGGAAGTCTATAAACACATACCCCCCTTCCGTATAAATTGGCACTTTGCCATTACCCAGTCTTAAATTCATGTCAGTCCCTTGGATCAATTTCACAAACATCAACAATATCCCAATCATCCTCATAGGTGGCTTCTTCAGAATTAAGATAATCCATAGCCATATCACAGGCTTCATCTGCATCACTGGCATCTACAACCACCACTTTGGTGGCAGTTGTAGTCAGTTTAACTTCGTATCTTCTCATGTTGTTACCTCTTTAACATCAGTTAACCCATCTTCTGCCCAAACAATGTCTTTTGAGTCGTAGTCTTCTTCGTTGTATCTATCAGATGCAATCTCTTCTGCAATCCCTTCATGCTCTGCTTCAACATCAAAGTAATAGACAGTCGTTTCTGTTCTTGGTATACCCACTTTAAACTTCTTCATTGATACCATCCTTTTCCAGTTGGCTAGCAATGCCATTCAGAAGAATCTGCACAGCCATGTAAACAAACAAGGCAGATTTACCACGATCTTTAGCTAGGTCATCAACCCTAGCCATGGCAGTTTCAATATCATCAGGCACAAAGAAGATTCCTGATTTCATTTTCAATAGTTGTTCAGTTGTTGTCATTTTCTTCCCCTTCCATTTCATCTAAGTAGCACTGTCTTGCTTCTTTATGGAAAGTAACAATAATGTTACCTTTACGATCCCATGAAATTACCCAGTCAGCATGACCAAATACCTCTTCGCAATACTCGTCTAGTAAATCGCTATTCATTCTGAAGCCCATCCAAAAAATAAATACTCATCATCTTTAATATGGATGCAACCCGCATCCCCCCATTTGTCATCCACCCTTGAGTCGCAGTCATCAATCAGTTGTTCGGCATACACAAAGGCATCCAGTCCTTCAGCCAATGGAATGACCACAAAAGAGTTCTTCTCAGCGATAGTCCCAGTGTAGCCACCATGCCCATGCTGATACCTAGCTTCGTAAACTAAACTATCAAAGGCTTTCTTGGCAGTCGAACCCAGTCCCACAGTCATAAACACTACTGCTCCCATTATTCGCACTCCTCATCTGATTCATATTGCATAGATATATCCATCTGATCATCAATGTATCTAGGTATGTTCTCTTGCACCCACGCTGAAGTGCATTGCTCAATGTCGTAATACTCTTCTTCGCCATCTATCCATGCACCACAGAAAGCCATGCCTGATTCGTAGTAATAACCCTTCACTTTGAAGCCAAGGTCAGCCAATACCGCATATGCTTGAGTTGGTGGACTCCAAGCAGAATCAAAGTAAACAAACATATCTTTCTCGCCACCTTGTGCATGATTATCTCTAGCAGAATCGTAGCCAATGTCCCATTTAGTCCCCCAGTTCTGCACTCGCCAGTCCCACCAAGCAGTTTCAGGATCTACTGGATTCTCATTACCCCTAATATGCGGAAAAGTAGGCTTCACTTCCACAGTTTTGTAATCAGGCTCAGGCACAAGAGTCCCCAAGAATTTGCCTGATTCCCAAGCATCCTTGGCTTTCTTAATCATTTCAGGATCATCATGAGTTAAATACAAGTTGTTATCGCACCAGTTAGGCATCATTCATTCTCCTTAAGTTTATAAATATTAAATACAGATACATCTTGAAAACGCACACAATCATTGAGATACTGGATTAGTGCATCAACCGCTTCTTCTTCATTCTCCACTTCCAATTCATCTTTAAAAGTAATTTCAAACTTCGGCATCTTGATCCACCTTTGCGTATGTTCCAGTAATGTTAGATTCAAATAGATATAAGTCATCTGCATGAATTCCTTCAAAATGTCTTGTTTCTGCAATATGATGTGCTTCCTCACTATCTTTGGCTTCCATCTCATATGTGTAAACCCATTGCTGAGTTTCATGTATTTCAACAGTGAAATTAGGCATTTTCATTCTCCATAAACTCCAAAACATCAGTCCTAAAGGTATCCAGTGGATAATCCTCATTGATGATGTCAGTCAATAGATCAAGAAAATCATCTGTAGACATATTGTCGCTACCCAACCAACCTTCAACCATGGTTTTGCTTATGAGTTTCTTCCCAGTTGCCAAGTAGTAATCTGCTTCCTCTTCAGTTGCAAAGGTATGCAGTATTTCATCCCCATTGACATTGCTATGCCATATGTCCCATTGATCTTCACTTCTTTGTGATTTATATGTTGTTGCCATGATTACTCCTCAAATTCGTTAATGTCGTAGAACACTATTCCCCAGTGTTCACCTTTTTCTATTAAATCGGACTGTTCCATTTCCCTAGCAATTTCTTCTGCTTGTTCAATCGAGTCAGCATCAATCAATACTCTTGTTTCAGTTGAAAAACTGGCAGTAAAACTAGGCATTTTCATTCTCCTCAATTTGTTTAATTTTCTCTTCTGTTTCTGCTCTTGTAGGGAACATTAGGTAATCTCCAACCTCATCTATGTATTCATCAGCACCATTTGAGTCCAAGATAATCCAATAGTCCGCTACTATTTCTACTGCTTTCCATTTAGGCATCTTCATCCCCTTCAATATCAACAATCACAAAGCCATCATCTAGGATCAAACCTACTTCCAACGGCTCTCCATCCATGTAGAAGAAAATGTTTCTATCTTCGTCATCTTCCACTTCATCCCAAGAATCCAATGCAATATCCACCCAAGTAAAATCCACCTTACTGGCATTTATATAGTCAGGCATATAAAACCCTCGGCAGTGTTTAGTATTGTATTTATTCATGTCATACCCCTTATTCAAAGTCTTTACCAACAAACACATTATTTTTACGGAGCAAGGCAATCGCATGGTCGTTTAATGACATTACTCCATCATATTCAACCAGTGTGCGACTGCCCACCTTGTCAAACTCAAACCAAAGCCCAATGCTTTCAAACAAGTCAGCACTGGGTATATCCCATTCAATAAACCCAGTGTTGTCCTTGCGGAAGTAAAGCTCCAGTGTTGACTCATGCTCACCTAAGTCCCTAGCACCCCAAGAACCCTCAAGGAATAGCTCAGATTTGACAGTCATAGAATCAATGAGTTCAGCCATAATCAATACTCAGAAGTAAGCATCAATACATTGTCAGTCAGGAAGAATTCATACTCCCCTTCAGGGCAGTCAGTGAAGTCAATATGCTTTGTTTTGATCACATTGCAATCGCCATCTTCCACAGTGATTGTGGCTTTACCATCAGCCACCACCATCTTGATTGACAGGAAGTAGTCAACCTCTTGCAGTTCAAAGAATTCAGTCGCAACAATATCCAAAAACCAGTAGGCACTGGCTTCACGACAGAAGTATTCCACCCCATCCGTATGCACCAGTTTTGGCACAAACATATTGGATTTATAGTATTGCTCAGTCCCAGTAAATTGATTCAATTCCATGTTATTCCCCTTGCATAAGTTCGTTATAAAAAGACCATGTAGAGCTAATACAGTCCCCACAGGCATTAAACACATCTACCACTACTCCATCATCATCCATCTTGATATTGATATAACCACCCGCCTTACCATCCTTATCTACCATGATGGCAAGAGAGTCGTTATCCAATTCAGCGACAGATAAGTCAAACCCCTTAATATTCGTTTTCATAATTACCTCAACACTGGCAAAACAGATTTCTCAGGATGCGAAGTAAACAACGCACCACCATCATTGCCTTCATCATCCATGGATGCGAACAACCAAATACCAGTTTCCAACATGAAAGCAACAGGTCTTGAAGTCCAGTCCATGTCCTCTGCTTCTCTATGGCTTACATAGCGAACCCTAGTTATCTTCTTGCCAAGCAATATGCTACTGGCTTCAGAAGTCCAGTAATCCTCAATCTCCAATTCATTCATCTTTGATAGTTCAGCAGTCATTTGTTTCCCCTTTTGTAACAGTAAATTCTCTTTCTTTCCATTTAGTGATGCGACATAGCACGCCATTGGTGGCTCTGAAAGCATCCCTACCCAAGTAGGACTCATAAGTAAAAGTATCCTCTGAGAAGCTCCCAAAGCTCATTGCGGTGGCAAACTTGACCACATCCCCCATGATCAGTTTTGCCGATTTCTTCTTCTCTGATTTCTTGCGACAGGCTTCTCTCCAGACCCTTGCATGGTTATTAAATGGTGGAAAGAGAGCATCCAGTTTATCTAGCAGTTTCTTAGGTGCATCATAGTAATAAGGATGAGCAGTTTCACCCATCTCTTTGTAGTAAAGCCAATCATCCTCTTTGCGAGTCAGGATAATCATGGCTTCTGCTAAGATAATCCCAGTTGTCTTATCTTGCACCTTGTGGATGCCATACGCAGTAGTCCCACGCATTGATACATCCGTTAATTCCCACTTGTGAGTATCAGACTCACTTGTGAATTCACGCACCAACCAGTCTTTAGTCGGCAGTGAGTCAAACTTTTGCGAACCAGTCCATCCCATGTTATTCCCCTTAATGAGTTAAGTTAGCGTAATGCACGCCATGTTCAGCACATACCTTGACGAAGAAATCATCCTTCTTCAACGCACCAGTCATAGCGGATGCAATCTCTCTTGCAGTCCGATAAGGCATGGCGTTTTCTAAATGCACCCTAGCGATTGCTTTAGGCACAGGCTTTGAATTGATATACCACTGAATCATTTGTATCTCCTAGCAGTTGACTAAGACTGGATGCAATTTGCGGACTCATGCCAACAGGCAATTTGCGGACTCATGCACCCAGTTTCGGGGATTCACCCCTCATCAGTTAGTCTTTTTCTAGCTCGCAGTGCATGAAGAACATAAAGCAAAGACCAACAGTGGATGCAATCAAAGTAAAGATATACAGTGGTGCGGGATTCTCTGATACAACATAGATAGAGAGCATAAACAGACCAAAGATACCAAGGTTTAAAAAGTAAGCTAAGTGTTTCATCATCATCCCCTTAAAAAGTTTTAACCCAAATGCGATTAGCATCAGCGAAGTCGTAGATTGTGTCTAGCAGATAGTCAGCATCTTCAATGTAGTCAGTCCATGCGAGTTCATCTACTGCATCTTCAAAGTTGCTGAAGTAAATGTAGTCAGCAGTTTTAGGATTAGCATCAATGAATGATTTAAACGCTTGGTGCAAACAGGTAAGCATTTCATGACCATCAATATCGTCATTCTCATACTTGGCATATAGGTCAGCCAAGTCAATCTCATGTTTCCAGTTAGCCATGATTATTTCTCCCAGTTAGCAAGCATGAATTCAATCTCTCTGAATTGTGCTTCTGATAAGTTGATGTAATTAGTCTTACCTAATGCGGATTTGATTTGCATACGGATTTGGAAGGTATCGCCCAGTGACTCAATGACGGCATCAGTTGGCAACACTTTCCAAAACTGGTTACAGATATAAGTTTCTTGATTCATAAGTTTCCCCTTTATTTGTCAATGACCCATCACTGGGTTTCGGCTATTGAAGCCATCATCAGATTGACTGAGTAAAACGCACCTTTATATCTATTAGGTTTTGAATGTTATCTAATGCTTTAGGTAGATCAAACTTTGCTTCAGATAACAATTCCAATATATCCCCATCTAACCAGTATTCATTAACTACATCCCAGTGTTGTCTTTCTCTAGCAATCATACGGACTGCACCGATTAACATCATTTCGTCAGCATCTTTTGTAGTCATCTTTTTCCCCTAACAGTTGATTGATATTTACATATAACAGGTGATACAGACTTCATTTTCAATAAATAGCTATTGACTTGTCAACACCTTTTTACAATTATTTTTCACTCTATATAGAATAAGGCTTCCAAGGCATTTGATACAGCTGAGAAAGGGCTTGCTTGTGGATCAGTGGGCATAAAAACACAAAGCATGGCTCTAAAACGCACTCTAACGCTTGTTAGAGTAGCGAAGCGGAACAGTGTATTGGGTAATAACATAGAGAGAGATACGCCAATAGACCAATAGACAGACACCAGTTGCACATAGTCCTAATCTTGTCCTATTATCAGGCACTACTAAGAAATCCTCTATATATACCTATGACCAAACTAACACGCAAACAAATACAGGATGGACTCAAGGCAATGCCTATGGATACGCTATTACTGGGTGCGAGTAGTAAGACAACAAGGCTTACCCCAAAACAGATTAAGTTCGCAGAGGAAATCGCGAAGGGAGAGTCAAAGGCTCAGGCTTACAGGAAGTCTTATAACTCCACTGGCAAACCACATACCCAGTCACGCAATGGGCAGAAGCTACTAAAGAATGACGCAATACAAACCCAAGTGGATGCCTTCAAGGTGGCTATTGAAGCGAGTAAATATACAACCCCTGCTCACTTGAGGATGCACATAATCCATAAGTTGACTCAAAAGACACTGGATGATGAAGTCCCTCACGCACAACAGTTGAAGGCACTGGAGTTGCTGGGCAAGATAACAGAGGTATCACTGTTCACGCACAGGACTGAGGTCATCAAGACGGATAACAGTGAGTCAATGAAGGAGAAGCTAATCAAGTCATTGGCACTGGCTATGAATTCTACTGGCGGGAAAAAGATTCCTGAGTATTCTGCGGAGTCATTGTTGGCAGAGCTAACTGGCGAAGCACCAGTTGATGATGTTGTCACTAACTTTAATGTCACAGATGTTAGTGTGATGGATGTAGAAGCACATGATGATGGTGGCACTGGGTTATCCGATTGCGATTCTGCGTCACCCACTACACCGCCACCCCTAAAATTTGAGGATTCGCACTCTGGCCCATTGCATAGTAATCCGCACACTCAATCACCAACTTTTGAGAATTCCCTTCCAAATCAATCACCTGGCACTCTAACAAATGTTAGAGTGGGGGAGGGGGTATCAAAAATTGATCCAGACGAGGACAATGTTTCTACAGAAACACCCCCCGTCACTAATTGGGTAGAAAAGGCATAGGGGGGTATATGAAAATTTGGACATACGAAGAGATGTTATTGGCAATCCAGTCTATGACGGAAGAAGAGAAGCAGAAGTTATTGACGATGTTATTGCGCGATGAGGCGGTGATGATTATGACGAAAAGGTATCCAGAATGACCCCAGCTCAAAAGGATATATTTTTGGTTATAGATGAGTGGTGGAAAATGTATGGTTTCGGCCCCTCGATTGATGATGTTATGCGAGTAACTGGTGAGAGAAGTCGCAGTAACGTGGCGCGCAAGATGAAGAAACTAGTAGAACTTGGGGTTTGCAAAGGGGTTCCAAGGCGGGCGCGATCTATACGGCCAGCGGGTTTGAGAGTGAGAACAATTGAGTAAGTTAGAAGACATCATAGAGAGTCTGCCTGAGGCAGAGCGTGAGTCTTTACTTGCAATGGCACAGGCTTATACAGAGGCTGTGACCAGGGAGAAGGCGACTGTTGAGTTCATGGAGTTTGTTAGAGTCATGTGGCCTGGGTTCATTCACGGACGTCATCATGCCTTAATGGCAAAGAAGTTTGAGGATATAGCTAACGGCAAAATTAAACGGTTAATCATTAATATGCCGCCGCGACACACGAAGTCAGAGTTTGCCAGTTATTTGTTGCCAGCTTGGTTTCTAGGTAAATACCCTAATAAAAAGATTATTCAGTGTTCTAACACAGCGGAGCTTGCGGTAGGCTTTGGTCGTAAGGTGCGTAACTTAGTAGACGGAGAACAGTATGCAAAAGTCTTTCCCAATGTCCGTCTTAGGTCTGACTCTAAAGCTGCTGGTCGCTGGAGTACTAATGGTAACGGGGAGTATTTTGCTATTGGTGTTGGCGGTACTGTTACAGGTAAAGGTGCGGATCTACTCATTATTGATGACCCTCACTCGGAACAAGAAGCAGCATTAGCAGCTAGTAACCCTGAGGTGTACGACAAGGTTTATGAGTGGTACGGCTCTGGTCCACGTCAGCGTTTACAGCCAGGCGGTGCAATTGTCATTGTTATGACCCGCTGGGGTAAGCGAGATCTAACTGGTCGTATTTTACAAAGTACGATTGAGCGAGATGGTGATGAATGGGAACAGATTGACCTTCCAGCTATCTTGCCGAGTGAAAAACCTTTATGGCCTGAGTTCTGGTCGTATGAGGAACTGGTCAAGCTTAGAAACGAATTGCCCGTATCTAAGTGGTCAGCCCAGTATCAACAGCAACCGACCTCAGAAGCGGGTGCGCTTGTTAAGCGTGAGTGGTGGCAAATGTGGGAACAAGAGAATCCTCCGCAGTGCGAGTTCATCATTCAGTCTTGGGATACAGCGTTCACTAAGAATGAACGGTCAGACTACTCGGCGTGTACGACATGGGGGGTCTTTTATAAAGACGAGAACCCAGATGATGCCAATGTGATTTTGTTGGACGCCTTTAAGGAACGGCTAGAGTTCCCTGAGTTAAAAGAAAAGGCGTTACAGTATTACAAAGAATGGGAGCCTGATGCGTTCATAGTCGAGGCAAAAGCTTCTGGTGCGCCATTAATTTTTGAATTAAGAAGGATGGGTATTCCCGTACAAGAATTTACACCAACCCGTGGTAATGATAAGATTTCAAGAGTAAACTCCGTATCAGACTTATTTGCTTCTGGCAAGATATGGTGTCCACGTACTAGATGGGCAGAAGAGGTGATGGAAGAGATGGCTGCTTTCCCTAATTCAGATCACGATGACTTGGTTGACTCATCAACCCAAGCGCTGATTAGGTTTAGAAAAGGCGGCTTTTTACGATTACAGACCGATGAAGTAGACGATCCTGTTTACTTCAGACGCAAAGTTGCATATTACTAAGGAAACATATGTCATTCGATAAAGGTTTATACGAACTACCACAGGGACTTGGAGCCATTAATGACCAAGAGCCAGCAATTGAGATTGAAATTGAAGACCCTGAGGCAGTAAATATTGCCATAGATGGTTTAGAGATTGAAATCCGCAAAGAAGAAGATGAGTTTGATATTAACTTAGCGGAAGACATGGACGGGCAAGTGCTTGCCTCTCTAGCCAATGACTTAATTAATGATGTTGACTCCGACATCAGTGCCAGAAAAGACTGGATTCAGACATACGTTGACGGCTTAGAGCTGTTAGGCATGAAGATTGAAGAAAGATCTGAGCCATGGGAAGGCGCTTGTGGCGTTTACCACCCATTATTGAGTGAAGCTCTGGTTAAATTCCAAGCTGAAACTGTGATGGAGACTCTTCCAGCCAGCGGTCCAGTAAGAACTGTGATTATCGGCAAAGAAACACAAGAAAAAGTAGACGCAGCCAAGCGAGTACAGGCTGATATGAACTATCAGATCACCGATGTAATGCCAGAGTACCGCCCAGAACACGAAAGAATGGTTTGGGGCTTAGGACTTTCAGGTAATGCGTTCAAAAAAGTGTATTACGACCCACACATGGAGCGCCAGGTCTCTATTTATGTACCAGCTGAGGACATCATTGTCCCTTATGGCGCATCAAACCTAGAAACCGCCGAGCGTGTAACCCATGTGATGCGTAAAACCAGCAATGAATTGCGCCGCTTACAAGTTGCTGGCTTCTACCGTGACGTGGATCTAGGCGATCCAGTTATGACCATGGATGAAGTAGAGAAAGAAATTGCAAAGAAGATGGGATTCCGTGCAACTACGGATGACCGCTTTAAATTACTAGAAATGCACGTAGATTTAGACTTGCCAGGCTTTGAAGACGAAGAAGATGGCGAGCCAACAGGGATTGCTCTACCGTATGTAGTGACTATTGAGAAGGGAACGCAAACTGTTCTCTCTATCCGCAGAAACTGGAACCCTGATGACTCTACCAAACAAAAACGCCAACACTTTGTACATTATGGTTACGTGCCTGGCTTTGGTTTTTATTGTTTTGGTCTTATTCATCTCATCGGAGCTTTTGCTAAGTCAGGAACCTCTATTATTCGCCAGCTTGTTGATGCTGGTACGCTAAGTAACTTACCAGGCGGCTTTAAAACCCGTGGTATGCGAGTCAAAGGGGACGATACCCCAATTGCTCCAGGCGAATTCCGTGATGTAGACGTACCATCTGGCACATTAAAAGATAACTTATTGCCTCTTCCGTACAAAGAACCAAGCCAAGTTCTATATAGCTTGATGAATACCATTGTGGATGAAGGCCGCCGTTTTGCCTCAGCTGCGGATTTAAAGATCAGCGATATGTCAGCCAACTCACCAGTTGGTACGACTCTAGCTATCCTTGAGCGTACCTTAAAGGTAATGTCAGCTGTTCAGGCTCGTGTTCATTACTCAATGAAACAAGAGCTAAAACTCTTAAAAGGAATCATTCGTGACTACACCCCAGAAGAATACAGCTATGAGCCAGATGAAGGTTCAAGATTGGCAAAGCAGTCTGATTACGACAATGTGGACGTTATCCCTGTGTCAGATCCTAATGCTGCAACAATGTCACAGAAGGTTGTCCAGTATCAAGCGGTTCTACAGTTAGCCCAGCAAGCCCCACAGTTATACGACTTGGCTAAGTTACACCGTCAAATGCTAGAAGTATTGGGCATTAAGAACGCTGAGAAGCTTGTTAAGTTAGAAGATGACAAGAAACCAGAAGATCCAATTACTGAGAACATGAACGCCTTGAACATGAAGCCTATCAAAGCTTTCTATTATCAAGATCACCAAGCTCATATCCAAGTGCATATGAACGCCATGAAAGATCCAAAGATTGCAGCAATTGTCGGTCAAAACCCGAACGCTCAAGCAATCCAAGCAGCTATGTTGGCGCACATCAACGAACACTTAGGCTTTGAGTACAAGAAACAAATGGAACAACTCATTGGTATGCCGTTGCCAGAAGACGAAGACCAAGAGGGTATTCCAAAAGAAATGGAAGTACAGGTTTCCCGTATGGCAAGCCAAGCTTCCGACATGTTGTTGCAACGTAACCAAAATGAAATTGCAGCACAGCAGGCCCAGCAAGCAGCCCAAGACCCAGTTATCCAAATGCAAATCAAAGAACAGCAGTTGGAAGAGCAGGAATTGTTGCGTAAGAAGCAGAAAGACGTCCTTGAAGCAGCATCAAAAGCTGACCAACTCAAGGTCGAACAAGAGCGCATTGCCTCGCAAGAACGTATTGCTGGCATGCAAGTCGGTGCTAAAACCGCTGTTGATCGTGAAGAACTTCAGTTTAAAAAACAAGTTGAGGGATTCAAGATTGGCAAGGAAATAGCGGACCAATCCAAACCTGCCAAAAAGGGTGAATGATGATTGACCAAAATCTTGATTACTTGTTAGACCAAAACAGAGACCGTATGGATATGCTCAAACAAGCATTAACGTCTGGTAACTGTCAGTCTTACGAGGAATATAAGTACACATGTGGCCAGCTACGAGGTCTCGAAGCTGCATGTTTAACCATAGTAGACCTCAAAAATAGATTGGAGAACTCGAATGAGTGAAATCCTTATCGGCTCAAACCCCGATGATGTAAACGCAGTAACAACTCTGCCTCAAACAGCAGAAGAAAAAGCAAAGCAACTACCTGAACCTGTTGGCTACCGCATCCTATGCGCTATTCCTGATCAAGAAAAGGAATATGAAAGTGGCATTTTGAAGGCAGACTCAACAATGCACTTTGAAGAAATTCTTTCTACGGTGTTCTTTGTTGTGAAGCTGGGTCCTGACTGCTACACCGATAAAGCTCGTTTTCCTAACGGCGCTTGGTGCAAAGTCGGTGATTTTATTCTGGCCAGACCAAACTCTGGTACACGTTTAAAGATTCACGGACGTGAATTCCGTTTAATAAATGATGATTCTGTCGAGGGTATTGTAGAAGACCCACGCGGCATCACAAGAGTGTAAGGAGTAAAACATGTCTGAATATATGGAAGAATTTAAGTTTCCAGACGAGATTGAAGCCGAGAAAAAGGCTTCAGCACCCGTGGAAGATGACATTGAAGTTGAGATTGTTGACGATACCCCAGAAGAAGATCGTCAAAATTCAGCCCCAATGCCTAAGGATATTGTTGACGAGCTAGAGCAGGATGAGCTTGAAGAGTATTCTGACAAAGCCAAGATGCGCTTGAAGCAGCTTAAAAAGGTCTGGAACGATGAGCGCCGTGCAAAAGAAAACGCCACAGCTGAACAAGCTGAAGCTATTCGAGTTGCACAATTACTTATAGAAGAGAACAAAAAGCTTAAAGGCAGGCTCTCTGACGGTGAAAAGACTTTGGTCTCTAACCACAAAGAAAAGCTAGATCGAGAGCTATTGGATGCCAAGAAAGAGTTCAAAGATGCTTATGACTCTGGCGATTCAGATCGCTTGGCTGATGCCCAAGAGCGACTCACGGATGTTAAGTTTAAATCTGCCCAGGCAGAGGCTTATAAACCTGAGTTTGAAAATACTTTACAAGAAGAAGAAAATGATGTACAAAGTCAACAACCGCAGCGCTTGGATCCAAAAACCCAAGCATGGCTGGACAAAAACAGCTGGTACGGTGTTGATCAAGATATGAGCTACCTAGCAATGGGTGTTCATAGACGATTGCAAGTAGAAGGAGTGCCAGTAGGCTCTGAGAACTACTTCAATTCAATTGACGCAGAAATGCGTAGACGGTTCCCAGAGAGATTTGAGGACCAATCAGAGTCCAAAACCTCTGAAAACACAGTGTCCAAAAACACTGCTAAGGTTAGCAAACCAAGCACTGTTGTTGCTCCAGCGACCAGAAGTACATCCCCAAAAAAGATTACTTTGACTCAAAGACAACTTAATTTGGCTAAGAAATTTAAACTTACCCCAGAGCAGTACGCTCGTGAACTAACTAAATTGGAGTCCCAAAATGGCTGAAAATTCAAGAACACCAAGAGAAGTGGCAACAAGAACTCAAGCAGAACGTCCTAAACAGTGGCAAGCGCCTGAGTTGTTACCTGAACCAGACAAACAAGCTGGCTTTTCTTACAGATGGATTCGTGTAGCTACTAACGGTCAAGCTGACCCACGCAACTTATCTTCCAAAATAAGAGAAGGTTGGGAGCCAGTAAGAATCGAAGAGCAACCGAAGTTTGGACTGTTAATGGATCCCAATAGTCGTTTTAAAGACAACATTGAGATCGGTGGGTTGTTGTTATGCAAAACTCCTACAGAATTGGTTAACCAGCGTAATGCACATTACCAAAATTTAACTGATTCTCAAACGAGAGCTGTAGACAATAGCTTTATGCGCCAGAATGACCCAAGGATGCCTCTCTTTAATGAGCGTAAATCCACGGTAAGTTTTGGTAAAGGTAATAGTTAACTTTTTATTAATTAGGAGTATTTAAATGGCTTATCCAACAGTAAGCGCTCCATATGGTTTTCAACCTATTAATCGTCAAGATGGCATGGCATACGCTGGTGCGACCACCCAATACGTGATCAAATCAGTAACAACTACCATTTTTAACGGTGACTTGGTTCTAATCAATGACGGCGCAGTTAAATCAACAGTAACAACAACTTCAGCTTTGACAGTTGCTAACCAAGCAAACTTGACAGCTGGTGTATTTGTAGGCTGTCAGTACGTAAACACTCAAGGTCAGACAGTTCAGTCACAGTATTACCCAGGTAACGCTGCTGCTTCTTCTGCTATCGCTTATGTGGTAGTTGACGAAAACGCTGCTTATAAAGTAGCTGTAACGAACGGTTCAGGCGTGATGTCTTCAACAACACGTAAAGCTATCGGTGTTAACCTAGCTGTAGACCAGGAAGCTGGCTCTACAACTACTGGTAACTCTGGTAACGGTGTTGTAGCCCCATCAGGAGCGCTTGGTAACGCTACTACATTGCCTGTTAAGGTGATTGCAGTTGTTCCTGAAACAGCTATTAACGCAACAAACTTCTGCGAAGTTATTGTTGTTTTGACTAACCCTCAGTTGACATCCGCTGCTGGCGGCGTTGACTTCGCATAAGGAGCTACTTAAATGGCTATTTCACGCGCACAACTCTTAAAAGAGTTATTACCAGGATTGAACGCATTGTTCGGACTTGAGTATGCAACATACGGTGAACAACACAAAGAGATCTACGAAACAGAGACCTCTGAGCGTTCGTTTGAAGAAGAAACTAAGTTGTCAGGCTTCTCAGCCGCACCAGTAAAGAACGAAGGTTCTTCATTGGCATATGACAACGCACAGGAAGCTTTTACAGCTCGCTATACACACGAGACTATCGCTCTTGGCTTCAGCTTAACTGAAGAAGCTATTGAAGATAACTTGTATGACAGCCTATCAGGTCGTTATACAAAGGCTCTAGCTCGTGCTATGGCTTACACAAAGCAAGTAAAAGCTGCTAACGTATTGAACAACGGCTTCAACTCTGCCTTTGCTGGTGGAGATGGTGTTGCATTGTTCTCTACATCGCATCCGCTAGTTTCAGGTGGTGTAAACAGCAACACGCCAGCTACTCAAGCTGACTTGAATGAAACATCATTGGAAAATGCTGTTATTCAAATCGCTGCTTGGACAGACGAGCGTGGTCTTTTGATTGCTGCTAAACCTACTAAGTTGATCGTTCCACCATCATTGCAATTCGTTGCAACACGCTTGTTGGAAACTGAACTTCGTGTAGGCACAGCCGATAACGACATCAACGCAATTAAGAACAATGGTTCTATCCCAGGTGGTTACACAGTAAACAACTACTTGACAGATAACAACGCATGGTTCTTGTGTACTGATGTACCAAACGGCATGAAGCACTTTGTTCGTACAGCTATGTCTACTGGCATGGACGGCGACTTCGATACTGGTAACGTACGTTACAAGGCTCGTGAGCGTTATTCATTCGGTTTCTCAGATCCATTGGGAATGTTCGGTTCACAAGGTTCTGCTTAATAGCTCGCACTTTGTGGTAAAAAGAGGGGTCTTCGGACCCCTTTTTTATTTCAGGAGAATTACATGGAATTCCCAAACGCTAAATTAATACCAGCATTTCTAGCAGAACAAGAGCCATTCTTTGAGCTATATAAAAACAACCTAGATACGCTAAAACGGATTATTGATGACGTAGGTGAGCCACTAGAAGGCAACATTTTCTACGAGCATTTAGAGACAAACCTCACCACTTTAACCCCACGATTCTTCCAAAAACGTGCTGCATTGGCTATGTTTGCCATGGCACATAAAGAGGTTGTTGAGATTGGGTTTAACTCAGGGTTCAGTGCATTATTAATGCTAACAGCTAACCCAGAACTAAGGCTGACATGCGTAGACATATGCGAACACAAGTATACGGAGCCATGCTTTCAGTACCTAAAGACTGTGTTTGAAGACAGAATTACTTTGGTTAAAGGTGACTCAACAGTGGTATTGCCAGAGGTGTTGCAGAGCAACAAGAGCTTAACTGGGTACATTATTGACGGCGGCCATGGTTTAAACGTGGCAGAACAAGACTTACAGAATGTCATTAAGTATGCAAATAATGACGCTGTTTTGTGTTTTGATGATAGCGACTTTGTAGAACTAAGAATGATGTTAAACATGTACATGATGTCAGGTCACTTAATAAACTTTATGGACGAGTTTGGGCCTACTCAAAATCAGACACAAATGTTTTTTAAAATAGTTGCAACTTCTTAAAATTAGAGTAAGATTACTGAAACTGGGAAACCAGCTTATTAGACTGCCCCAGCAGACGATATACCGACTAATGAGCTAACTTGTATATAAGGACTCAAAATGGCTAATACTACATTCAGCGGCCCAATTCGCGCTGGTAACATTCCAAACACAACAGGTACTACTGTTGGTACAAACGTAGCTAACATCGGTCAAGTTGTAATGGCTCAATCAGCTGTTATTGACATCATCGGCGCATCAGCAAACACAACAGTTGCAACTGTTCCTGCAAACTCACAAATCGTAGATTGCATCCTAAACGTGACTACCGTTAACAACGACTCAAACGCAGCAGCAGTGGTTGTTGGTGTTTCAGGCGATACAAACGCTTTTATCCCATCAACTTCAGTTAAATCATTGGCTACAACTCGTGGTACTTTGGATACAGAAGCAACTGATGTTGGTTCAACAGATGTTCAAGTTATTGCTACATTTACTGCTACTGACGGCGATGGCACTACTGGCGCGGCTACAGTGACTGTTCTTTACATCCAGAACAACAACTTAACTGCTTAATTAATCTAGGGGCTTCGGCCCCGCTTAACAATTTAGGAGATTAATTATGGGTATGCAATATGATGTTCTATCTACCGCATGTGCTAACGGAGCCGCCACTTCTGTATTTAATGGTCCAGCTCGCGTTAAGGGTATGACCATTAGTTACGCATCTGGCGGTACGGTAGTTATTGCTAATGGTACTTCAAACGTTTATTCATTCACAGCCCCAGCAGCTGCTGGTTCACTCAGTGTATTGATTCCAGGTGAAGGTATTCGTTGTGGTTCCAACGTAGTGGCTACAACAGCTAATGCTACAGCAGTAGTATTTTATGGCTAAGAAGAAGGGCGTATCCCTAGCTATCGGTCGTGGTGAGAAGCTACCTGTCTCGAAAGGGGCAGGGCTTACTGCTAAAGGCCGTGCTAAGTACAACAAAGCTACTGGATCAAATCTAAAGGCTCCACAGCCTGAGGGTGGTCCACGTAAACGCTCGTTCTGCGCACGTATGTCAGGCATGCCAGGTCCAATGAAAGACGAGAACGGGAAACCGACTCGTAAAGCAGCGAGTTTAAAACGATGGAAATGCTAGTCTGGAACTTGGTCCTAACGACCTTGCTTGGTATGTTGGCGTTCTTTTTAAAAGAAAAGTCATCTGAAATTAACCGTCTTCAGATTCTGTTAAACAGAACTCGTGAAGAAATGGCTAAGGAATATGTGACTAAGGCTGATGTGCATAACGACATCAACCGTGTTTTAGATAGAATAGATCGCATGGAAGCTAAGTTGGACGACTTTATAAAAGGACAACGAAGTGCCATCAACTAGTAAAAAACAACACAACTTTATGGCAGCAGTTGCCAAGAATCCTAAGTTTGCCAAGAAAGCTGGCGTTTCACAATCAGTGGGCGAAGATTTTTTAGAGGCAGACAAGGGTAAGAAGTTTCGTAGGGGCGGTACTACCAACCCTAATCGTGCAGGTATCAACAAACAGAAAACTCGTGCTGGCATGTTACAAATGCCCAATGCGAGCCTTACAAAATTTAGAGGTTTTAACCAAGGTGGAGATATTATGAAACATTCAGACATGTCAAAAGACAAACCAATGATGAAAGCTGAAGCCAAAAAGGCTGTTAAAGGCCATGAGAAGCGCATGCACGGCATGGCTCACGGTGGAGTAACCCGTGCTGATGGTATCGTTAAAAAAGGCCATACTAAAGGCAAAATGATTGCTATGAAAAAAGGCGGGGCTTGCTAATGGCTAATATCCGTAAACCAACAGTAAAAGAGGTTGAAAAGCTAGACAAATCTCGTGAACTAATGGTTCGCGGTATTGAAGGTGAAAAAGACTTTTTGTCCAAGGTTTCAACTACCATGGCTAAATCTGCTCGTGACGATCAAAAGTCTGCCAAGAAAATGCGTGAGTCTGTACCTGAAAGCGCTCGTGATTACGAGGCTTATCAAGGTGCTGGCTACAAAAAAGGTGGCGTTACTCGTGCTGACGGTTGCGTAACTAAAGGTCACACTAAAGGCAAGATGGTTTCTATGAAAAAAGGTAAATAATCATGGGATTCAAAGACGTATTAAAAGCAGTAAGCCCATTGGCAATGGTTGCAGACAAAAATCCAGATGTATTACGTGCATTTGGTATTGCTGGTAATGCTGCTGCTAATAAGTTAGAAAATCGTGAAGACGACAAGCAAATGGAAGTAGAGCGTCAAGCTCAGGTTGCTGCTGCTCAGGCAAAAGAACAAAAAGCTGCTGCTGCACGAGCTAACTATATTTCTAATGTTCGTAATACAACTGGTGGTTTAGAAGGATACAAAGCTTCTGGACTTAAAAAAGGCGGCAAGGTTAAATCAGCTTCCGCACGCGCAGACGGATGCGCAATCCGTGGAAAAACAAAGGCTTAATATGAGACCATCTCGTGGTATGGGTGACATTAACCCAAGCAAAATGCCTGGCGCTAAGAAAAAGACCAGACGTGATGACACCGACTTTACGCAATATGCTGAAGGTGGTAAGGTTGGTTTGTATGCCAATATCGCCGCAAAGAAAAAACGCATAGCTGAGGGATCTGGTGAGAAAATGAGAAAGCCAGGAGCCAAAGGCGCCCCAACTAAAGCAGACTTTATTAAGTCAGCAAGGACAGCTAAGAAATGACAACATCAGGAACCACAGCATTTAATCTTGACCTGAACGATCTAATCGAAGAGGCTTTTGAGCGTTGTGGTCTTGAGTTGCGTACTGGCTATGATTTCCGTACAGCCAGACGATCATTAAACTTACTTACTGTAGAGTGGGCTAACCGTGGAATCAATTTGTGGACCGTAGAACAGGGCCAGATTGCGATGAACACTGGTCAGGCTATCTATGCCCTACCTAACAACACGATTGACCTTCTAGACCAGGTTATACGCCAAAATACAGGCAGTTCATCTAATCAGATTGACATCAACATCAGCCGTATTAGTGAATCTACCTACTCTACTATCCCTAATAAACTGACTCAAGGTCGACCTATTCAGGTGTGGATTAACCGCCAATCAGGTCAATCTAGCGTAACAGCCTCAACTTTGACTACAACCATTACAGCGACAGATACATCTATCAGTTTGTCAGATGTAACAGTTTTGCCAGCAGCTGGGTTTATTAAGCTAGACAATGAGCTTATTAGCTATAACACGCTGACGTTAACCAGCACAGCTGGAACGGCTGGAGTATTAACTAATTTAGGTCGTGGTCAACAAGGCACTATCCCAGCAGCTCATACATCTGGAGCTATTGTATCAATCGTTAACCCACCATCTATTAACGTATGGCCATCTCCTAATGCTGGTGGTGGATATACATTCGTTTACTGGCGTATGCGCCGCGTACAAGATGCTGGTAACGGTGTTACAGACCAGGACATTCCGTTTAGATTTATACCTTGTATGGTTGCTGGCTTGGCTTATTACATTGCCATTAAAAAGCCTGAGGTATCACCAGATCGCATTATGATGTTAAAAGCCGATTACGAGCAACAGTTCCAGTTAGCAGCAGACGAAGATAGGGAGAAAGCTCCTTTGCGCTTTGTACCAAGGAATATGTTCTATGCCTAATCGTTTTGCTTCAGGCAAGTATGCGATTGCAGAATGTGACCGCTGCGGTCAAAGGTATAAGTTAAAACAGTTAAAGTCTTTAACAATTAAGACTAAAAAGGTCAACATTTTGGTATGCCCAGAGTGTTGGGAACCAGATCAGCCTCAGTTGCAATTGGGTATGTATCCAGTAGATGACCCACAAGCTTTAAGAAATCCTAGACCTGATACCAGTTATCAAGTATCTGGAGTGGATGTAGAAGGTGATCCATCGGGTGGTAGTAGAGTATTTCAGTGGGGTTGGGCGCCTGTAGGTGGGGCAAGTTATTTTGATACAGCTTTAACACCAAATAGCTTGATTGCGGTGGGACAAGTTGGTACAGTTACAGTTAATATTACTTAGGAGTAAATCATGTTTAAAAAAGGCGCAGACGGTATCACTAAACAGGGCAAAACCAAAGGTAAAAACCTTGGTGATTCAGGTCCTACAGTAGCAGCTTTGCACGGAAAAGGCACAAAGACTTCAGGTGGTGGTAAGCGCAACATTGATATGAAGACTATGGGTCGTGGCTTGGCTAAAGTTGCTGCACAAAAACGAGGTTAATTATGGCTAAGTTTTCTAAAAAAGTAATGGGTAAAGAGATTGGCGATGCTGAGGTTTATGCACCTCCTCATACCATGAAAGGTAAAACAATGGATACAAAGATGGCTAAAGATGCCGTAACCAAGCCAGGTAATGGCGTGGATAAGGTTAACATGTCAGTTGCTGGTATCAGCAAAGGCAATTACCCACCAGAAAATAAGTACGGTAAGATTCAAATGCGTGGTACAGGCGCAGCTACCAAAGGCAAAATGTCTAGTGGAAAAATGGGCTAATGAACTACACAGAGTTATCCGCTAGAATCCAAGCGTATTGCGAGAACGAGTTCCCAGCTTCGGCTGGTAATTTGACGTCTGCCCAGCAGATAGCTACGTTTGTTCAGCAAGCTGAAGAGCGTGTTTTTAATACCGTTCAGTTTCCATCATTGCGTAAAAACGTGACTGGAACAGTGACCGTAAATAATAAATACCTATCTTGCCCAAATGATTTCTTAGCTGTTTACTCTATGGCGGTCATTCAAGCGGATGGTAGTTACGAATACCTTTTAAATAAGGACGTTAACTTTATTCGTGCAGCCTACCCAACACCAACAGATTCTGGTTTGCCTAAGTACTATGCTTTGTTTGGACCACAATACACGCTTCAAACCGAGTTGTCGTTCATTCTTGGTCCAACGCCAAATGCAAATTACAACGTAGAACTACACTATTTCTTCTACCCAGAGTCAATCACTACCGCTGGCACAAGCTGGTTGGGTGACAACTACGATCCTGTGTTGCTGTACGGTGCCTTGCGTGAAGCCTACATCTACATGCGTGGCGAGGCTGATATGATTGCTAATATTGAAGCTAAGTACCAAGAAGCCTTGGGTCAAGCTAAACGTCTTGGTGATGGCATGGAGCGTGGTGACGCGTACCGTGAAGGCCAGACTAAACTTAAGTACAACGCTTTATGATCGCTCAAACACAATGTACCGTCTTCAAAGTAAACCTGTTAAAGGGTTTGGAGAACTTCAATACGGGTTCGCCTTATACCTACAAGATTGCGTTATACACGGCAGATGCTAATTTAGATGAAGACACTACTGTTTACACGACTCAAAACGAAGTAACAGGTACTGGCTACACAGCGGGTGGTTTGGCTTTGGTTCCAACAGTTCCAACAAGCAGTAACGCCACCGCTTATATCAACTTTGCTAATGTTTCATGGGCATCTTCAAGCTTTACTGCCAGGGGTGCTTTAATCTACAATAGCAATACAAGCGCAGCTGTTGCGGTATTAAACTTTGGGTCTGACAAAACTGTTAGTAATCAGACGTTTACAGTAACCTTCCCTGCGGCTACTAGCACTACAGCCGTTATTAGAATTTCATAGGAGTAATTATGTTTAAAGAAAAACAAGGTTTCGGTGATAGCGCAGTCGCTACATTGCAGACTAATGGTGCGGCTGACGAGTCAGTTGGTATAGCTGGTTATTACCATGTTGAGTGCCGTGATGCAGAAGGCAACGTAAAGTGGACTGAAGAGTTCCCTAACTTGGTTAACGCCATTGGCAAAGAATTGATGTTGGATACCTTGTTAAAAGGTTCTAGCTACTCAGTAACAGGCCCATTTCTAGGCTTGATTTCTGGTTCTGGCTCAACATTTGCTGCTTCAGACACAATGACTTCTCATGCTGGTTGGACTGAGTTTGCCAACTTCACAGTAAGTGGTTCAGCGGTTCGTGGTACAGCGGTGTTTGCTTCTGCTACTTCAGCTGGTGCAACTCCTTCTAACGTAACTACTTCAGCTGCTACAGCGATCACTTACACTATTACAGGTGCTGGCGGTACAGTGGGCGGTTGCTTCCTAGTGTTGGGTTCTGGTGCTTCTAGCACGATCAGCAATACTGGTGGTACTTTGTACTCTGCTGGCAACTTTACAACAGCTAAGGTAACAACCGCTGGTGATACAGTTTCGGTAACTTATTCGACCACCGCAACAAGTTGATGATTTATAAGGGTTTTTAGTGTTTTGTACCTACTCACACTCAACCCCGCAAGGCCGCCTTTTCTACATCGGAAAAGGTAGCTCCGCGCGCCGTGCTTACTACATGCAAGGTAGAAATAACTATTGGAACAAAATTGTAGCTAAGTACGGCAAACCAACTGTTCAGGTTTTGGCAGAATGGAAAACAGAAGCTGAGGCTTTTGACCATGAAAAGTTTTTAATTGCATGTTTTCGTGACATGGGATACGAACTCGCTAACCTAACAGATGGCGGCGATGGCACATCTGGGTACAAGCAAACACCAGAACATATAGAAAAAACCAGAAAAGCAAAATTAGGTAAACCAGCTTACTGGAACATCGGACGCAAACACTCAGAAGAATCTAAATTAAAGATGCGCGTCAAGCTAAAGGGGCGTGTTAATTCTGAGAAACAAAAATCTATTGCCAGTGCATTGTTTAAGGGTAACACTTATTGTGTTGGCAACACTCAAAACCGCAAGTGGGTCTGGATCGGCACGCACATTGAAACTGGCGAAGTGATCCGTTTGGTTGGCGAACAAGCCATGAAAGATGCTGGCGTTCAACACGCTAATGTCATAAAATGTCTCAACGGTGAGCGTAAAAGCCATAAAGGCTACACCTGGCGCAGAGAACTTTGGGAAGGTAAAGAATGTCATTAGTATTACTTGATCGTGTTCAGGAATCTGCAACCGCTAATACCACAGTTAGCTTTACCCTAGCTGGCGCTGTCACAGGGTTTCAAGACTTTTCCGCTATTGGTAACGGAAATACTACCTTTTATGCTGCCACAGATACAACTGGCAACTGGGAGGTGGGCGTTGGCACGTACTCAACTTCTGGCCCAACTTTAACCCGCACCACAATTCTTTCTTCTAGCAATGCTGGTAGTGCTGAAACGTTCTCAGGCACGGTATCTGTATTTGTTACTTATCCATCTGAACAGTCAGTTAACCTTGATGCAAGTAATAATGTTAGTGCTTTAGGGAACGTCACATCAGGTACATGGCAAGGCACAACGATAGGCGTAGCTTACGGCGGTACGGGTGTTGTTTCATCGTCTGGTGCTAACTCAGTAATGCTTCGAGATGCCAATCAAAACGTAGCAGTAAACCGACTCAACCAATCCAATACCTCTATTGCGGCTGCTGGTGGAACCACAGCATTAACAGCAGCTTCCAGTTATTCTCAAACACTGACTGGTACTGGTAATCAGACTTATACGATGCCTGATGCAACTACCCTGACTACAGGCGTAGCGTTTGTGTTTAACAACAATGCAACAGGCACATTAACGCTTCAAGATTATGCTACTGGTGCTGTTGGAACAATTACTTCTGGCGGTGCTGTTGAACTTGTTTTATTGTCTAACGGAACTACCGCAGGAACATGGGACGTACACGGGTATCTTCCAGAAGCGGTAACGTGGGGTACAAACGCTCTTAATTTAGGTTCTACTGTTATCACTAATGGTACATGGCAAGGTGGTACGATTGGTACAGCATACGGAGGTACAGGCTTAACAAGCTTTAGTGCAGCCAACTACGCTTTATATTCAACGTCATCATCTGCTTTAACAGCAGGTACTTTGCCTGCCGCAGCGGGTGGTACGGGATTGACTTCGCCTGGTACTTTAGGTAACGTACTAACATCAAACGGTTCTGCTTGGACATCCGCACCAATAGTTACAATTTCAGCGGACGATGCTTACTTTTTATCATTTATGATGGGCTAACATGGCAACTTATACAAATACCTCTTATGTAGCCAAAGACGTTGGCACAGCTGCATCCTCACTAACCACGGTATCAGGCGGCACAACAGCTGCGGTAGCCAGCTTGGTGGTATGTAATACAACGGCTTCACCGATTACAGCCTCTGTGTTTATTACCAGATCAGCGGTGGATTACTTTATTGTTAAGAACGCTACTGTACCTGTGGGTGGCTCATTGGAGTGTATCCAAGGCAACCGTGTGGTTGTAATCGCTGGTGACGCTCTTAAAGTAAGCGCAAGCGCCAACACTTCAGCAGATTGTGTAGCTTCAGTCTTATTGGCGAGCTAACATGGGCTACCTAGGTAATACCCCAGAAAACCAAGCGTTTACGCCAAGGGTTGATTTTTTCAGCGGTAATGCTAGTGCAACTGCATTTACTTTAAGCTTTCCTGTAGCTTCTGTAGCTCAGGTTCAAGCGGTTATTGAGAACGTCCCTCAGAACCCAGGCGATGCGTACACGGTATCTGGCAGCACAATCACATTTACCAGCGCACCACCAAGCGGTACAAACAATATTTATGTGTACTACACCAGTCCTATTACTCAGGTGATTCAGCCAGGTCAGGGTACTGTTGGTACAGCTCAGATTGTTGATGGTGCAGTTACGCAAGCTAAATTAGCCGCTGGTGCTGGTAGCCAATGGACTACGACTGGTTCTGATATTTACTACAACACAGGTAATGTAGGTATTGGTACTAGTTCAAGTCTTGGTGGTTTATCTGAGAGATTGGGTGTAGCTGGTGCAAAATACAGCACATCTTACCCTTTTATTATTAACTCAGTTGATACTGCTGCATACAATGCTGGTACTAACGGTGGCGGTATTGGTTTTACATACAAATACAATGCTGCTGGTGAGTATGCAAGTGGTCCATCAATCCAAGGTTTTAAAGAAAACACAACAGATGGTAACTACGCTTCTGGTTTAAGGTTTTTAACTAGACCACAAGGTGCTGATGCGTCAGAACAAGCTCGTATTACCTCTACTGGTTTATTCCAATTTAACTCAGGTTACGGCTCAGTCGCTACTGCTTACGGATGTCGTGCATGGGTAAACTTTAATGGTACTGGTACGGTTGCTATTCGTGCAAGTGGTAATGTGAGTTCTATTACTGATAACGGAAACGGAAACTACACAGTAAACTTTTCAACTGCTATGCCTGATGCAAATTACTCAATAAGCGGATTTACTACTGATATAGATGGTTCAGGCGGTGATGTTTCATTTGTAAGATACCCATCGGATACATATACATCTTCTGCTGTGCAAGTAAGAAGCGTTTTCAATGCAGTCGGTTATGATGGCGGTATCGTTTCCGTACAAGCTTTCCGCTAATCAGGAGAAATTATGAATCAACGAATAATATATAGAACTGATGATGGCGGTGTTGCTATCATAATTCCAGCAGTATCTGTTGAGTTAGCTATGAAAGATGTGCCTGCTGGTAAATCATTTAAGATTGTTGACGTGTCTGATATTCCAGAAGACCGCACATTTCGTAACGCCTGGGAGTACCAAGAATGATTGTTATTAACGTAAACAAAGCTAAAGAGATCACCAAAGAGCGTTTGCGTGCTGAACGTGCGCCACTACTTCAAGCTCAGGATGTGGCATTTCAACGTGCTTTAGAAAAAGGCGCAGATACAACTGCGATTGTTGCTGAAAAACAACGCTTGCGTGACATTACACAGTTAGCCGACCAAGCATCAACATTGGACGAACTTAAGGAATTAAAGGCTTAATAATGGCTATTAGTCAAATCACATCTAACAGTATTGCAGCAGGTGCTGTATCAGCTTCGGATTTGGCTGATGGTTCTATTAGTACAGCAAAGATTGCTGACAGCGCCGTAACTACAGCAAAGATTGCAAACACAAACATAACAGCCGCTAAGTTAGCAACAACAGGTTCCGCAAGTTCTTCTACGTATTTGCGTGGCGATATGGCTTGGGCTTCTTTGCCAGCCAGCGGTAAAGTGTTGCAAGTTTCTCAGACCGTTATTTCGTCAGCTATGACTCAGACAGGCGGTAACTGGAGTACTTGGGTAGACCTTAGTGGCTACAGTATTTCTATTACACCAAGCAGTTCTTCAAGCAAGGTTCTTTACCAAATCAGTTTTGGCGCTATGTCACAGTCAACCAACGCAATTGTGTTCAGACTTGTTAGAAACGGTACAGTTATTGGCGTAGGTGACGCATCTGGTAGCAGACCACAAGCTACATTTAGAACTATGCGTGAAGGCGATTCTAACCACACAAAGACAGCCCCACACTTTACGTACCTTGATTCGCCTGGAACCACATCATCAGTTGAATATAAGTTACAGTGGACTGGTGAAGGTTCGCCGACTATTTACGTAAACAGGTCACAGACTGACACAGACGGCCAATCTTACGGCGCTAGAACTATTTCAACAATGACTGTTTGGGAGATTGCAGGATGATAACGGATGCACTTTTATCTTTAGTCCCAGGCGCACAATGGTCAATAATTGATGAAGACTATGACTCGCTTGTCTGGAGCGAAGGCAACACACAAACAAAACCTACGTTAGAAGAAGTGCAGGCTGAAGTTGCAAGATTAAAAGCTATCGCTGACGCTAAGAAATACCAGCAGCAACGCAAATCAGAGTACCCATCTATCCAAGAGCAACTAGACACGCTTTATCACGGCGGATATGATGCTTGGAAGGCACAAGTTAAAGCAATAAAAGATAAGTACCCAAAAGGATAAACCGTGCCATATATCGGAAACGAACCAACCTCGGTCGCATTTTTAACAGACACATTTAGTGGTAACGCATCAGCCACGGCTTTTACTTTATCAGCTGCTCCTGCTACGACTTCATCTATTCTGGTTGCGGTATCAGGCGTTCTTCAAGATCCAAGCACATACAGCTCAGTTGGTACAACTTTAAATTTTAGTGCGGCTCCTCCAAGCGGTACGGATAACATCAGCGTTAGATTCTTAGGTATCCCAGCTTCAGGCGTAACCACAACAGCTTATCGCACGGTTACAGAGTTCACAGCTACAGCCAGCCAGACAACATTCTCAGTACCTTCTTACACAGTGGGCTTCATTGACGTATACCGTAACGGCGTGATGCTTGGCTCTGCTGACTACACAGCTACAAGCGGTGTGAGCGTGGTCTTAGCTGCTGGTGCTACTGCAGGTGACTTGGTAGAAGTGATTAGTTTCCAAGTAAGCTCAGTGCTTAACGCCATCCCAGCAACGGCTGGATCAGTGGGTTCTAGTAACATCGCTAACGGCGTAACAATTAACTTTGCTGACGGTTCAGCATCTACACCTTCAATCACAAACGATGGCGATACTAATACAGGCATATTCTTCCCAGCCGCAGATACCATAGCTTTTGCTGAAGGCGGTGTTGAATCAATGAGAATCACCTCGGCTGGTAATGTAGGTATTGGTACAAGTTCTCCTGCTGCAAAATTTCACATCAAAGCAGGTAATGCCAACCAAGCGTATTTTGATAATGCTGGCGAACAATATACACAGGTAACTTGGCAAAATAACGGAACAGACAAAGCTGCAATTTGGACAGATAACACCAATTCTACTTTTTCTTTGTACGCCTATCCATCATTGGCTATGAATTTTTTTACAGGTGGCTCAGAACGCATGAGAATAGATAGCTCTGGTAACTTGAGTGTTGGAGCAACTGGTGCTCTTACATCAAATCTTTTGGCAAGAGCTAACATACAAGGAAGCGTATCTAATGCTCCAGCAATAGCTGCTGCAGTTAGCGGTGCTTCATATACTGGTTCTGTACTTTCTCTTGGTAGCGGAACAAATTCTGGCAGTGGCTGGAATTTAATTCAAGGCTATAGTGCAAATGGTGGGTCAGACCAATTTGCAGCTCTTCGTTTTCAAGTTAGAGGTGATGGAAATGTTACAAACTCTAACAATTCTTATGGTGCAATTTCTGATATTAAAATAAAAGAAAATATTGTTGATGCTACACCAAAACTAGAAAAACTAAACCAAGTGCGAGTTGTTAATTACAATTTAATTGGTAGCGAACAAAAGCAGATTGGTGTTGTTGCTCAAGAGTTAGAGCAGATTTTCCCAAGCATGATTGATGAGTCACCTGATACAGATGCTGAAGGCAACGACTTAGGCACAACAACTAAGTCAGTTAAATACTCTGTTTTTGTGCCTATGCTTATCAAGGCTATTCAAGAACAACAAGCCATCATTACAGACCTTAAAGCGCGCGTTGAAGCGTTGGAGAACAAATAATGACTAATGCGGTTGCAATTGCGCAAAGTGGTAGCAATAACGTTACGATGAGAAATAAAATCATCAACGGTGCAATGATGATTGACCAGAGAAACGCAGGAGCTAGTGTTACTCCTACTAATGGTTCTTACACTTTGGATAGATGGCAATGCCAAGCATCACAAGCATCTAAATTTACAGTTCAACAAAATGCTGGCTCTGTAACTCCACCAGTAGGTTTTAGCAACTATTTAGGAGTTACATCAACTTCTGCTTACTCAATTGGTGCGGCAGATTATTTTGCTATTGACCAGAGTATTGAAGGATTTAACTTTGCTGATTGCCAATTTGGTACTGCTAATGCTAAAACAATTACCATTTCAGCATGGGTTTATAGTTCATTAACTGGTACTTTTGGT